ATGAAGGCGCTGACCCTCTGGCAGCCATGGGCCTCACTGATCGTGGTGGGCGCCAAGCCCTTCGAGTTCCGCAAGTGGAAGGCGCACCGCTCCGTCATTGGCCAGCGCATCGTCATCCACGCGTCCACCCGGCCGATGGTGGCCGAAGAAATCCGGCAGATCGTGGATAACCTGAAGTGGGGCGGCGCGAACGCGGCGGCAACCTGCCTGCATGTGGACGCTGCGCTGGAGCTGCTCATGCCGCTCTATCACCTCAAGAAGCCTGACGGCCTGCCCCTGTCGGCTGGCGTCGGCACCGCGATCGTCGGCGAGCCGCGCGACGGCATCGACATCGCGATCCAGGACTTCGGGTTCCCGCGCGAGGCGGTGGGCGAGCTGCCCGGATTGCCTGGCTTCGACAGCGAGCGCGGCGAACACGCCAACTACGGCTGGCCCATGCTGGAAATCGAGAAGTGGGATGCGCCCCAGCCGATGCGCGGTGCGCAGGGCCTGTGGAATTGGCCCGATGCCGAGAAATTCGCGGAGGATTTGTAATGGCCAGACTGAACGATCCCAAGGCGCAGCAGCGCAAGGTCGACGACTGGAACAAGCGCTATCCGGTCGGGCAGGCGGTCAACATGCGCCTCGATGATGGCGGCACCGTCCAGACGAAGACGAGCGGGCCGGCCGAGATGCTGTGCGGCCATTCGGCGGTGATCTGGCTGGAAGGCGTTAGCGGGTGCTTCCTGCTCAGCCGGGTGTCGGCAGTGGAAGAGGAGCTGACTCATGGCTGACACCTCGATCGAATGGACCGAGCGCACCTGGAATCCGATTGTCGGCTGCTCGCTCGCATCCCCCGGCTGCACCAACTGCTATGCGATGAAGATGGCCGGCCGGTTGGAGGCCATGGGCGTCCCTTATTATCAGGGCACGACTCAGAAGACGAAGAACGGCTTTGTCTGGACCGGCAAGATCGCCACCAACGACAACGCGCTGATGGAGCCGCTGCGCCGCCGCGCACCGACGATGTGGTTCGTCAACAGCATGTCGGATCTGTTCCACGAGGACGTGTCCGAGCAGGCGATCGACCGGACATTCATCGTGATGGCCCTCAACCCGCAGCACACATTCCAGGTGCTGACCAAACGCGCCGACCGCATGCGCGCCTATGTGGAAAGCTTCAGCTGGGAGCGCGCCGTCGAGAATTGCCGCGACGAATCAGGCTCGTCCGTCATCCTGAAGCACAGCATCGCCGATCTGCGCCGTCTGTTCGGGTTGGCCCCGCGTTTTAGCTATGATGCCGATCGCAGCGCATGGCCCTTGCCCAACGTCTGGAAGGGCGTGTCGGTCGAGGATCAGAAGCGGGCAAACGAGCGCGTCCCCGATTTGCTCGCCACGCCAGCCGCAATTCGCTGGCTGAGCTGCGAGCCGCTGCTCGGGCCTGTAGACCTGCGCAATATCCCCGTCGCCGAGGGCGTGACGCTGGACGCCATGACTGGCTTTCACACGGGATACGCAAATAGGCTGGTACAGAAGCTTCCGGATGCAACCAATAGTCTGGACTGGGTTGTTGTCGGCGGCGAAAGCGGGCCACACGCTCGACCTATGCACCCCGGGTGGGCGCGGAGCATCCGCGAGCAGTGCAGCTTCCTCGTAGCATTCTTCTTCAAGCAGTGGGGTGACTGGGCGCCGCATATGGCGGTTGGCAACGAGCATGGCGGGGTCGACATGGTGCCGCCGGTTTCGTTCAAGGCCGCCCATCGCTGGCGGCGCTGGGATCACGGCAGGAGCCGCGCGGCGAGGGCAGATGAATCGCTCAGCGAGTTTCTGACGCCGGGCATCATCTCGGTCCCGGTTGGCAAAAATGCGGCCGGGCGACTGCTTGACGGCGTCCAGCATGATGGGATGCCGGCATAATGGGCCGCGTTCTGATCGCCTGCGAACGCTCCGGCGTTGTCCGCCGCGCCTTCGAGGCGCTGGGCCATGATGCCTGGTCCTGCGACATCGAGCCAGCCGACGACGGCAGCAACCGCCATATCCGCGGCAACGTCCTCGACCATCTGGACGATGGTTGGGACATGATGGCGGTCATGCATCCGCCTTGCACGATCCTGTGCAACAGCGGATCTAAGCACCTGTATCTCGGCATGAAGAAGGTGAATGGGCGCAACCCCGAGCGCTGGGCGAAGCTGGAGGAGGCGGCGGCCTTCTATCGCGCGCTCCGCGATGCGCGCCAGATCCCGCGCCGCGTGGTCGAGAACCCGGTGATGCATGGGCACGCGATCCGGCTGACCGGCCGCGGGCGGACGCAGTTTGTGCATCCCTATTTCTTCGGCGAACCCTTCTTCAAGAACACCGGGCTGGAGCTGGTCAATCTGCCGGCGCTGCGACCGACCAACATGCTGAAGCCGCCCCGGCCGGGCACGACTGAGCATAGGGCTTGGTCCCGTTGCCATCGCGAGCCGCCCGGGCCCGATCGCGCCCGCCGACGCAGCGAGACCTATCCGTCGATCGCCGATGCCATGGCAGCGCAGTGGGGCGCGCTGCTGCCCGATCCGCAAGGCGAGCTCTTCGAGGTGGCAGCATGACCCGCCGCCCGTGCCACCACAGCGCTGATTGCCCCGGCACCGGCCTCGATTGCGGCCCGGATCAGGAACGCCACTATGTTAAACGCGCAGTCCCGAAAACCGCCGCTGAGCTGACCGAGATCCGGGCGCGGGCATGGATCACGCGGCGGGCCAAGTACGGAGAGTGCGGCCACCACGGGAGCTATTTGCGATGAGCGCGCCCTTCGACACCGACCTGTTCGGCCGCGAGACGATGCAGCGCAGCGCTGTCTTTAGCGGCGAAGAGCGCATCGAGCTTATCCGACGCTGGGGGGAGGGGCGGACCGCTTGTGTGATCGGCTGCAACCCTTCTACCGCCGACGCAAACCGGGATGATCCGACCACCCTATGGTGGATAGACTGGTTTCAGCTGTTCGGATTCGGCGGCTTTCGCGCGGTCAATCTCTACCCTTTCTGCACCTCAAGCCCAGACGAATGCCGCCTGCGCGCGAATTGGCATGAGCGTGACGACTGGTACGCACGCGATCAGATGATCATGACGAACCTGCCGCACGTCGCCCAGGTCGCGAAGGAAGCAGATCAGGTTTTCGTCTGCTGGGGCAACATCGCTTGGGATGACACGTGGATTGAGCATGTCATCGAGGAGATCCAGGGCGGCGTCGAGCCATGGCCAGACCTATGGTGCTGGGGCAAGACAAAGAGCGGCGCTCCAACGCACCCCATGGCGCGGGGCAAGCATCGCATCCCGCGTAGTCAGAAGCCGATCCTTTGGAGGGCGGCATCATGAACGGTCGAACACCCTGCGCCGTCTCGGGCTGCAACGCGGAAACATCGCGCTACAGCCATTGGATTTGCACGCGGCACTGGCGGATGTGCTGCCCGCCGCGCTCGCCGCATCGGCGGACCTATCTGCGGTTCTTCCGCGAGGCGAAAAAGCTGGGCCTCACGAAAGCGGACCGCTGGCCGGTTGAGCTTGAGCGTAGGTTCTGGCGCTTCTGGGACGGCCTCGTGCGTCGGGCGGCCCGCATAGATCGCGATGGGAGGCTGGATCAGTCTGAGATCGACAAGATGTTCGGGTGGGACGAATGAGGTCGCTCCCCCAATCGATGCACGATCGTGCCCGCCGACTGGCGGAGGTCCACCCGCTGGCGACCGTGGCCGAGCTGCTGCGCGTCCACCCGTCACAAGTGACCAGGATGAAGAAGCGCCGGTGGATCGCGCCGCCTGACGGCCGGCCGGTCCGCGCGATGCCGACAGATTTCGCCATCCAGGCAGGCCACATGAACCAACGGGAGCTGGTCGACCACTACGGCGCCGGCTCGCACACGATTGTCCGCTGGTGCCGCGAGTTGCGGGAGAAGCGCAGTTGAGCCGGCGCATTAGTGAGCGCGATCTGCGCCATGACGCTGACCCATACCGCTTTGGCGAGGCGATGATCCGGTGCGAGGGCTTTGCGCCTGAATGCTCATTGCGCGGCAGCTGCGGACTGAATGGGCGCTGCTTTTCGAACGACGCGCACCTGGTCGCGGCACGCATGGTCGAAAGCCTGATCCCGACCAGCCAACACGTATCGGGCCTGCACCTCGCCTATCTGCGGCGCGTGGCTGAGATGCTTCGCGAGGGGAGGATCTATCCGTGAAGCGCCGTCGTCGCCCCGCACGCCCTCCCGCGCGTCCATGGACGCCTGAGGAAGACGCGAAGCTGCGCGAGGTCAACGATATCGGCCTGCGCGTTGAATATTGGCAACTGGCACTGCCCGAGCGGCTGGAAAGCGAAATGCTGAACCGCCGCTACGAGCTGGGCCTCAAACCTCCGAGGTTCCTATGACAGCCGCTGAACTCGTCCATCACCTGCGCCGGCAGCGCTATCGCGTCGGGCAGGAAATCTGGCTCCAGGACGACATCGAGGCGAATCTACGCGCCCTGTCGATTGCCTTCGAGCGCGAAGCCCGCATGACCGCGCGCGATCGGATCGACTTCCTCGTCGCCGGCGGCATCGGCATCGAGGCGAAGACGCGTTGCCCGCCGCGCCAGATATTCCGCCAACTGGAGCGCTATGCCGAGCAGGAGGCTATCTCCTCGCTCATCCTCATCACCGGCACCGCCATGGGCCTGCCGGACGCGGTCAAGGGCAAGCCGCTGTTTCTCGTTTCCACCGGGAGGGCATCACTGTGAAATCCTACGGCCAACTGGAGCTGGACCGGGTCGCGCGCCGCTGGCGCATCACCCAACTCGCGCCACACGTCGCGATCGCGTTCAAGCGCATGTTTCCGCGCGTGCCCGTCACATCGACCGAGATCGGGATCAGCGACACCGATGAGGTGCGCGCAGATCTGCACTGGTTCATGTCGCGCTACCCGCTCGACCATGACGAATGGGACGAGCTCGACGCTGCGGTCGATCGGCTGGCTTACCGCGCGGCCGAGCGGGAACGCATCCTGCTGCCGTCATGGAAGCCGGGCGAGCTGCTGGGCTTCAAGGAAGGGAAGGCCGCCTATCTCTACCAGACGCAGGCGGCGAAGATCGCCGTTGCCAATGGCGGGATGCTGCTGGGCGATGACGTCGGCCTCGGCAAGACGGTCAGCGCGATCGCGGCGCTGCTGTTCGGTGCGCCGATGCCGGCGGCGATCGTCGTCCAGCCGCACCTGGCGGGACAGTGGAAGAAGCGGATCGAGGAGTTCTCCTCGCTGCGCGCCCACATCATCAAGGGACGCACGCCCTACGATCTGCCGGAGGCGGACGTCTATATCTTCAAATACAGCAACGTCGCCGGCTGGGTCGACATCATCAAGGAAGGCCTGTTTCGCTCGGTCGTTTATGATGAGGTCCAGGAGCTGCGACACGGCCACGGCACGTCGAAAGGCGCTGCTGCTGGCGTGCTGAGCAGCCGGGCGGAGTTCCGCATGGGGCTGACCGCGACGCCGGTCTACAATTACGGCGACGAGATGCACGCCGTGATGGAGTTCGTGAAGCCCGACCTTTTGGGGGACTGGAGCGAGTTCATCCGCGAATGGTGCAGCTCCGGGCGCATTGTTTCAAATCCCGACGGCCTCGGCTCCTATCTCCGCGATACCGGCTATTTCCTGCGGCGCACTGAAGATGACCCCACCGTCGACGCATCGATGCCGCCGCCCAACATTCTGGAGTGGGAGATCGATCACGATCTGGCCGCCGTCGAAGGCGAACAGGAGATCGCGCGTCAGCTTGCCCAGACGGTGCTGAGGGGCAGCTTCGCCGAGGCCGGCCGCGCCGCGCGCGAGCTGGACATGAAGATGCGGCAGCTCACGGGGATCGCGAAGGCGAGGGCGGTCGCGGCCTATGTGTCCTTGCTGCTCAAGGACAGCCCGCGGGTGCTGCTCGCCGGCTGGCATCGCGAGGTTTACGACATTTGGCGAGACGCGCTCGCGCCGTTTAACCCGGTGCTCTACACCGGCTCCGAGAGCGCGGCCGGCAAGCAGCGCAGCGTGGACGCATTCTGTGGCGGCGATTCCCGCGTCATGATGATGTCGCTGCGATCAGGCGCCGGCCTCGACGGGCTGCAACATCACTGCAACGACGCCGTCGTCGGCGAGCTCGATTGGTCGCCGCAGGTCCATTACCAGTTCTTCGGCCGCCTGCGCCGCCCTGGTCAGCAGAAACAGGTCAACGCCCATTATCTCCACACCAACTGGGGCAGCGACCCGGTGTTGCTGGAGATGCTCGGGATCAAGGCCGATCAGTCGCGCGGCATCAACGATCCCGGAATCGCTCCCAAACCGCGCATGACGGATGAGAGCCGCCTCAAGATCCTGGCTCAGCACGTGCTGGCTGGAGGTGTAGCGGCGACATAGCCGCTACCTTCCAACCGGGCCATTCGTCAGCGCGTCGTAGCTGGCTTCGCAGGCGCGTCCGGCGATGCTGGCTTCGTCAGCGTATCGAGCAATTCCGTCCGCACTTTCGTCAAGCCGCTGCTGCACGTAGGCGAGCAGATCGGCGGACGCGGCGGCTGCCTCGCCGCTTGCGGGAGTTCGGGCACCACTGGCGGCGAGGGACAGGGTAAGGTTGCGGACCTGTTGACGCAGCCGCTCACCGCTAAGGGCAGCAGCATCAGCAGCGTCGCGCGCCGCATCACGTTCCTGGACGGCATTTTCGGCGATCTCCTTTTGTGTGGTCAGGCGGCGCGCGCTTTCGTCGTCGTTCGCCTTCTGCTGGGCAGCGCGGGCCGCGGCTTCCTTGTCCTGCGCCTTTTCCCAGCGGCCGCGCTCGTTGGACACGCCGTGCGAATAGGCGCCCCATATCGCGACGCCGGCAAGCGCCAGCGCTGCGGCCCACAGGTAAGGCCGGATCGGGTCGAGGATGCGGCTCACGATTGAACCCCCTGTGCAGGCGGGTCGGCGGGCGGCGCGTTGGCCAGGCTCTGCCCCATCCTGTCGACGCTGCGCTGGGTCCAGCGACCCTGCACAGCCTCGATGATGCGCTGCAGCACCAGCAGGAAAGCCGCGACATCGAACCCGGTGCCGACCAGGTCGCGCTCGATCGCGCGCCAGAGCAGCCCCACGACGCCCACGGCGATCGCCGACAGCAACGCGATCTCGCTGCCATGGTCGGTCAGGCGGATGGTGGGCAGCTTCATGCCGCGATCCTCGCCAACCAGCCGAACAGGAACGCCTCGTTCGCGCTGCGTCCTTCGCTCAGCGACAGATAGCGCTCGCCCTGCAGGGCGTTGAGCAGGGCGAGCAGCCGGCGCTCGCCTTCGGCGCCGCGCTTCTTCAGGAAGGCAGCCAGTGCGTCGCGCGTCTTCTGCCCTGCCGATCCGTCAACCAGAAGGTCGGCATAGTCCTTGCCCTGATTGTTCAGACCATTGAGCGCGCGCTGGAGGAACTGCGCCGCCACCTTCGGCCCCATGTTGACGCCGGTGTCGACCAGCTCGGCGCCGATCGACGGCGAGATGGCCGCGATCTTGTCGAAGCCGGGCGCTTCCACATATTGCTTGTTATAGACGCCGCGCGCGAAGTCGCGGGTCAGATCCTTCATCGGGCCGGTGTAGCCGTTGGCGCGCGCCGTCGCGATCGTCAGGCCGAAATTGGTTTCGCCGCCACGGTCGCGCGGATCGTTCACATAGCCGCCCTCTTTAGCCAGCACCTCTTCGATGATTCCGTTGATGGTCGCCATCATTCGCCTCCCATGGGCCGCTTGCCCGTTGCGATGTCGGTCAGGTTGCGCTCGGCGCTCAGCTCCATCTGGGCCGTCTGCCGGATCTCCGCCTTGACGTGCTGCTGCAGCTCGGCGTCGACGCGCTTGAGGAACCAGACGCGGACCATGCGAATGAGGCGATCGGAGGACAGGCCGATCAGCGCGGCGGCCGTGGCGGCGTCGGTGGGATTGAGGCCCAGCCGCGCGATCACCCAACGCGCCAGCAGCACGACCATGCCCATCAACAGCAGGTCGATCATGATCACCTTGATCGTGATCTTCCGGCCTTCGCCCAGCATCAGCCCATATTTTGCGGCCGTGCCGATCGCCCAGCCGGAAAGTATCGCCCCATATTTCACGATTAACGCCTCGCCCCATGGCGTCATCGGCTGTGCTCCCTGTTGAATGTTCATGGCCGCCGCCCCCAACCGTTGCGAAGTGCCATGCGCCGGGCCATGCGCGCCCAGCGACATACGACGCCCGCCCATCACAGTATCGTCCACATCAGGTGGCGCGGATCGGTCACGCCGGTGCTGGCACCGCAACGGCGGATCACGAGCTGGCCGAAGAAATAGCCGAGAGCCCAGCCTGTCGATCCGGAGAAGCCTGATTGATCGACCAGGTTCGCGGTGCCGGCGATCTTGCTCGTGGAGTTTGCAACACCATCAATCCAGAAGATCGCTTGCTCCGTCCCGTCATCGGTCCACAGGCGCAGCAACTGGCCGCGCACATTGCCAAGGTCCGTGAGGGCGACATTGTCGGTTGCGACCTCCGGCAGGACCACTACCGACGAGCGCAGGTCCGGCGCGATGCCCAGCACAAGCGCATCGGTAGGCTGATAAAGCGGCGCAGGTGTGCCGGCGCCAGACACCGCCTGGATGTTGATGTCGTCAGCCAGGGTGAGGTTGATCATCGGCGGCGTGCCCGACGGCTTGTACGACGAGAATTGGAGGTTGTACGCCTCGACATTGGACGTCGACGTCAGCTTGTTCCCCACGCTGCGACTGTCGTGGAAGTTGACCCAGGGCGCCTGGAGAACGCGCGAGCATCCGTGGAAATCATTATCTTCGATATTGAGGCGGGCGATTTCGTTGCCGATCGTCGCGCCCCAATTGCCATGGACCGCGCTTTCATAGCCGCGCAATGTGTTACGCGCGATCCGCACGTCGCTGACATATGTGCCGATCGCGACGGCGTTGGTGCCGCCAGTCGTTTCCTGAAAGCATTCGATCAGATCGACGCCCGACTGCCCGATATAGGCGAACGCGCGCGGGCCGGGCGGCCCGAAGGACCGAACGCGCTGAATGACGGCCTTGCTCTGCCACTGCGCGCCCTCGGTGCTGGGGACAACGGCAATATGTGACCAGGACGGATGCTTCGGCATGAAGTCGTAGATCATCGCGGACGCGACGCGGCATTCCAGCGTATCGCGCAAGAGGATCGGCGGGAAATGGCTGTCGAGGCGAGCGACGCCCGTGATCTCGATCGCCTTACTGTGATAGCCAAGCTCAAGCGCGGTATCACCCGCATAGAGGCCGGTCGGATTGTGGATGACCCCGCCATGCACATATTCGGTGCCGCCCGGTACCTGATCCCCGGCAGTCACGAACAGCGTGTTCTGCCAGCCGCTCCCCCGGAAATCAGGACTGTCGATCACGAAGCCACCGGATGTCGGGCCTATCACCAGAAGCCCGTTGTCATGCAGCCATCGCCCGCGCGGCCGATCCACCTTCGCGTTGCGGCCTGCGATCGTCAAAGCGTCACCGGCCGACCCGAAGATCCGCGCCGTCCCTTCGAAATCCGCGCCGCTGATATACAGCGACCGGTTCCCCCACCAGAATGTTTCCGCGTCGATGAACATTACCGCGCCTGACCAATCTCCGGGCGCGGGGCGGTCGATCGTATAGGTTCCAGCGCCGCCACCCGATGCGGTTGGTCCGCCTACGATGCGAGTGCCTGGCAGGAAGCCTACGCCATAGAGCGGCGTCCCCTTCAGATAGCCGTCTTGGGTGTAATAGTGGATCTTGCCGCCTGACAGGTTGCTGAGCGTGATCGTGGTGCCTCCGGCGGACACGCTGGCCATCGCCGTGCGGTTGAAGTCCTGAAACTGACCATCGCCGAGCATCCGACAGCCGGCCCCGGAAACTTCCCACAAGGTGTTTACTGTGCCTGGCTTCTTGCGCACCGTACCCATCAGGATGACGGCCTGGCCATCGACGTGCTGGACGTTGCCCGTCGTCTCATAGGTGCCGGGGAGAACGACCGTTTTGCCAGTATCGAGCGCAGCCTGCACCTTGTCGGTGTCGTCCGCATAGCGGAACTGGTCGGGCACTACGAAGGATTTGAGCAGGTCCGCGAGCGACCCGCCTTCGGAAAGGCCGATATAGGCCGGGCCTTGAGTGGAGCCCAGGTCCGCGCGCAGCGCCGGATCATTGCCGGTGCCCGACCCGAAGCCCCAGCTTCCGTCCGGCATCACCACCGGGAACTGGCCTTCCACGCCGCCGCCTATTGGCGCCTTGGGCGAGCGCTCGACTTCGCGCTTCAGATACAGCTGGCGAACGACGTCCCTGTCATTCACCTCGTTGACGACGGAGGGCAAGAAGGGCTGGCCGGATTCGAATGCGACGGGCTGAAGGAAGCTCGGTTCGGAGAAGATGTAAAGATCGCCAGCCGCCGGGGCGCTGGACATGGTGACGGTGCCACCTTCAGCAGCGAGGGCAACGGTATAGGCGCCAGGGTTTACCAGCGTGGTCGAACCATCCGCGTTCTTGATGGAGACGCCGACATCGTCAACCGACACCGCCTTGAAGGTGAACGGGAATGCGACCGTGACACCATTTGCCGTGTACGGGCCAGAATAGGTGTCGGTCGTGGAAACTGCCATGCGCTTGCCTCCGGAGCGGATGGCAAGGGCGTAGGGTTTCTAGAGCATCGCTTGAATCGACCGCGCTATTTGTCCTTGGCCTTCCCCTTCGTCAGGCCGCGATACCATTCGGCCGCCGTCTCCGGATCCTGCTCGCCGTTGGCGACGTCGACAAGGAACTGGGTGGAGGTGGCGATCTGCCCTGGCACCAGCCCGGTCCAATAGCCCGCGACCTCCAGTGCATTACGCACCGGCCGCTTCGCGTCTTCGCCCTCGATCATCTTGTGAACATCGCGCGCCGATTCAACGAGCGACTGGAACGAGCGCTGGATCGGCGTGAATTGATAGTCGAACGGCTTACCCCCGGTCAGGCCCTCGACCAGCGGCGAAGCGACATCGCGGACGCCGGGGATCGGGCCGAGCGACTGGAACAGCATCTGCTTGAAGGCCCAGAAGCCCCAGTCCTCATCATCACCGGGACCGTTGCCGCCCAGGATCTGCGCCATGAGCGGCGGCACGACGATCAGCCACCAAGCGCGCGCCAGCACCGCCGGCACATCACCGACTTTGCGGATGCCGACGATATCGCGGCCCAGCGTGCGCTGGCGCTGATAGAAGGCGCTCATATAGCTGTAGAACATCGTCATCAGCTTGAGCGCCTGGCCCCACTGGCCGGTGCCGCGCGCGATTGCCGCGAGATCCTTGGGTGAGCCCGACCCCTGCGACATGCGCACGGCCTTGTCGGCGGCGTAGACCGACGCCTCCTCGTCCATGCCGGCGGCCTGCGCCTTGTTATAGGCGCCGATCCATGTCGGCACCACGACCATGCGATCCATGTATCCGATGCCGTGAAAGGCGAAGCGCTTGGCCGCGTCGAGCTTTTGCCCGCGCCCCTGCATCTGCTGCAGCGTCAGGCGGATGTCGCGATCGAGCGTGTCCATGCGCGACCGAACCTCGCCCGATTTCGCCATGACGGTGTTGAACGTGTCGATCGGGTGCGCGGTTGACTGCGCGATCGCAGCGGCCACCCACTTCGCGCCGACATATTCGAAGCTGTTGGAATAGCCGGCGAGCTGGGTCACCATCGTGGTGAAGCGGAATCCCATCCCCACGACCGTCGCGTTCGAGCGCAGCTTCTGCATGAAGGCACCCACGCCCTCATTGCCGGCCCGCTCCATCGCCCAGCTATTGGCCACATATTTGAGCCAGGGCCGGAACTGCTTGCGGATCTCCGGGCCGAGCGTGTCGTCGATCGCGCGCATGACGCGCTCGGCGCGCAGGAACTTGTCGGCCTGGATGATCGCCTCGCGATGGGTGATGTCGTGGATCACCTCGCCCAGGTGGCGATTGATGACGCCCAGTTGCAGCAGGATCGGCCGCTTGACCTTCTCGCTACGATCCTTGGTCGACGAGGCGCGGGTGCTGGCGCGCGTATATCCCGCTTCGAGCAGGTCCGATCCCTTGCCGGCATGCTCCTCGGCCGCATAGCTCTTCGCGCTGTCATAGATGGCGGGATAATAGCCGCCGCGGAACGTGCCGTGCGGAGTGACCACCTCAAGCGCCTCGACCTTGTCCGGCTCCACGCCATTGACGCGCCGCTCCATCGCCGCGGTTTGCGGCCACAGGGTTTCAACGATGTCCCAGATATTCTGGACGAACTGCCAATCCTGCTCGGTCAGTTCGCGGTTGAGCACCTCGCGCACCGACGTCTCGCGCCAGCCGTAGCCGTCAACCAGGCGCTGGATGTTGCCCTCGTTGCCCATGTTGAGCGCCATGGCGATCAGCTGCTCGCGCTTCATCTGGTAGGGCTGGCCGGTGTCGCGGTTGAACAGCGCCGGATCGGAGAAGCGTTCCGACCAGCGGCGCAGCTGCTTGCGGTCGATCTTCGCGAACTCGGCACGGACGCGGGCATGATAGTCCGCGACCATCGCATTCTCGCGGTCCTGCGCGTCGGCGAGCGGCCGGAACACGATGCGATTGAACACGCCGTTGCTGTTGCCGGCGTCGAGCCAGTCGAACACCTGCTCCATCTTGAGCAAGGAAGCATCGAATGCCGCGATCTTGCCCTTGATGTTATCCCATTGGCTGGGCTCCATCAGGTCGGACGGCGGCCGCTGCTTCATCGCAGACAGCCCGGTCACTGCCTCCGACACGACCAGCTCGAAATCAGCATGCTCCCGGCCGTCCAGCAGTGTCTGCTTGAGCTTGCCGAGGTGAATGATCTGCTTCACCGCCTCATCGAGCCCGATCAGCTTCTCGACCGTCAGGCGCGACCAGTGCGTCTTGCCGAGCGATTCCGCGAAGGACGGCGGCACGACGACGTCATAGCCTTCCGCCTGGCGCTGCGCCGCCCACGCCTCGAAACTTTCCTGCCGATTGAGCGAGCGCTGGGTGCGCTCCTTCATCTCGACCTGTTCGAGCAGCAGCTGCGCGCGCTCCAGATAGTCCTGATCGACCGACTTGACCGTGCGGCGCTTGGCCCATTTCTCCAGCCGGCCGACCGCCTCGTCCACCATGTCAGCGCCGCGGCGCGCGGCCGCGACCAGCGCGTTGTTGAGCATCTGGCTCTGCTTCTGGCGGAACGCTTCGTCATGGTCGCCTGCGATGACGGCTTCCATCGCCGCCTTGCCGGCCTTCGCGGCCGCGCGCTCATAGCGGATGATGGCCGATCGGCTGGCGACCTCACGGACCTTGCCTTCCATTACCTGCCGCTCGGCCCAGCTCTTCGCCACGCTATAGGGGGTGACGCGCTGCCCAGTCATCCGGCCCAGCACGCGCAGCTCTGCCCCCATCACCTCGCCCATGCGGTCCGACTGGACGGCGGCCAGCGCTTCTTCCTGGATGCTGCCGTCGGTGAACGGGTCGCCATAGCGCTCCAGCATGATCTGGCTGACTTCCTGATCGATCATCGCCTTGCGCACCGACCGCTTGTCGCCATTCTCGCGCATCTCGCGCCGGCGGACCTCCAGCCCCATGAGGGTGCGGACCATGTCGTCGGCCGACGGAAAGCCCGCCATTTCGGCGACGTCGTCCGGACTGGCGCCATTCTCGCGATGGACCGGCGGCACCTGGCGCGGCAGCATGCCGGTGGCGTCCTCGCCATAATTGTCGCGGACCCACTCGCTGTCCATTGGGCTGACCTTGAGCAGCTGTAGCGCGCGAAACTCGGGAAGGGCGTCGATGCGGGCGGTGACGGCGTCGCGGACATCCTCCTCGCGCTCGCGCCATTCCTTGGTGACGCGCCGCTTCACCGCGTTCATCGTCTTGGCCAGCATCCGGTCCTGCGCCTCTTCGCGCGCCGTCGCAGTCAGGCCCTGATAGGCAGCATATTCAGCCGCCGTCATCGATGCCGGCTTGTCGGGGAACAGCGCTTCCAGATTCTGCGCGGCGATCGCGTCGGCCAATTCCTCGTCGGAGGCGACCAGCCGGTCCATCACGCCGCGGACATCGTCGCTGATTTCTGAGCGCAGGCGCGACACGCTGTTGTAGAGCGAGATCATCCAGGCCTTGAAGGTCTGGAACATGCGCTGCATGCCGGGGGAGGGGGCCTTGCCCTCCATCAGGTAGCGCTCGACACCTCTCGCCCACATCTCATGGGCATCGACCGGGATCTTGCCGTCCTCGATCGGATGGCCGGCAGCCGCGAACCAGTCCTGCACGATCTGCCAGTCGTCGCGCACCTGCTGCGGCGCTGCGGGATCGGCCGCGTCTTCGCGCAGCTCCTCCAGCCACAGGTGCCCGGCTTCATGCAGGAAGGTGGACTGGTCCTGCGTCTGGAACAGCTCGATGATGGCGCCGGCGCTTTGGCCGCCGGGGAACAGGATGCGACCGCGCGGGCTGTCCCCTCCCTGCATGAGAGCATCGCCCTCCGACTGCTCGGCGGCATAGGCTTCCACCGCGGCGCGTATGTCGCGGCGGCTGGCAGAATCCGGGTCGATCCCGCGATTTTCCAGCAGCGCGCGCAGCTCATTGGCAGCGTCACGCACCGAGCGCTCGCGCGCGACCAGATGGCGATCACGGCCGGCGACACCTTCAGCCATTGCGTCGAGCAGGTCGTTGGCGCTGGGGCGTTCCGCCATCTCCGGGAAATAGCCCGCTTCCCACGCGCGGGCCGCCCAGGCGTCGGCGCTATATTCGTTCTCCCCAAGGCCGCCCTCGTCGATCAGCTCGCCCTGATCCTTCACCAGCTTGCGCCGGCCAGGCTTGGCGCGGTGCCATGCGTCGGCGCCCATGGCGCGCAGGTCGCCGCCGGTGTCGACGATGCCGCCGCCCCGCGCGATGAAGTCCATCAGCGACGGGCCCAGATTCTGCGATGCGTCCTTCTGCCGCTTCATCACATCGATCGCGACGTCGAGCTGGTCCGCTTTCTGGATGGCAGCAATGTTCTCGGGCAGCACCTGGCGCACCTGCAGCGCGTCATATTCCTGGCCGGTAAGCTCGCGGCCCATGCGGCTGGCGCGGGTCACGGCGCGCTGCGTCAGGAACTCGGCGTTCTGCTGCGCCATCGATGGCGACATGCCGGCGGTGGACAGCTTCTCGACGATCGTCTGGAGCAGCTTCTCGCGCGGGGCTTCCGCCTGCCGCGCATCCTCGAATTGCTGAGCGACGCTGTCGGACAGCTCTTCCATCGCGTCGGTCCAGGCCTCGTTGAAGGCTTCCGCTTCACGAAGCGACATGCCGCCCGGCGACAGGCGCATTTCGCTCTTCAGCGTCTCCCAGCCGGCGGATTGCGAGAGCCGGGTCACTTCCCCGACAGGAAGGACGAGATCGCCCCCGGTTATCTCCGCCTCATCGATCTGCGCGCGCCAGGCATCGAGATCGCCGACATACATGTCGGATTGCATGTAAGACCGCACCGCTTCAGCGGGGATATAGACTTCCTCGACACCACTGTCCTCGCCCAGCTGTTGGACAAGGTCCGCAATTGCCTCGGGCGCACGGGTGGCGGTTTTCGATTGCGTGGTGGCCTGGGCGATCTCATCGAGAAAAGCGGCGTTAGCGCGGGCCTCTGCGGCGTCGCGTCGACGGACCAGCAGCCTCTCGCCGCCACGGGCTGTGGCCTCCGCCGCCTTGGTGACGGCGACCGTCGTGCCCATGCCTGCCAATGTAGCAATGAGGGTGTCTACGGCGGCGGCTGGGCGCTCGCTGATATAGTCGCCCAGTGTCTTTTCGGGGTGAAGCGTAGCGGTTTCGTTCAAATCCTGAAGGATCGTCGCCGCTTGCTCCCCCAGCACTTCGGGCACAAGCTGCCGGCGAAGCATCTTCGTCAGCGCAGAGCCTGCCTGAACATCGCCCATGAGTCGGCCGAGCGGTATGCGTTCGGTAACGAGTTCGATCGCGCCTTGCGTCAGCGCGTACCCCTGCGCCGAAAACGGGTTCAGCCCTTTGTCGCGCGCCGCCTTGAACTCAGTGCCGGCAACCGATGCGCCGGCAAAGGAGGCGCCAGCCTGCGGACCCGCTAGAAGGCTCGTGCCCACCGTCCCCAGCACCATCGGGGCACTCTCGATGCCGGAGAAGGCTGCATCAACATACCGGTTCCCGGAGCGCGTCCGCCATTGACCAGCTTTGTCGCTGGCCCAATTCTGGACGGCCTCCGCGCCGGATGCGATCAGGCCTTCGACAGAGCCTCCAAACGCCTTCCGCTCCGCCCATGCGATCGGGCTATTTTCTTCGGCCGTCTCGGACAGGCCGCGAACAAAGCCAGCCGACCCGCCGAGCAGATATTCATAACTACCGGCCATAGCCGACTTGCCGACACCCTTGAGCGTGTAGAAGGCTTTGCCGAACAAGCCGAGATTGTCATAGTCGTCTGCTGCGACCGTCGCGTTGCCGGGCCTCGCCGACCAGCGGCCGACAGCCGGATATTGCTGCATCACCGTCTTGGCCTTCGCGGCGCGAGCTTCAGCTTCGAAGGCCGGGAGGTTGCCGGCGACGGTGGACGGCGGCAGGCCGCGGGCTTCGGCGATCGAGCGGGCGCGGGCGGCCTGATCCGGCTGGGCCACCTTGATCCTGTAGGCCAGCTCGTCGTCGCGCTGCTGCTGGAGCTCAGCCAGCCAAGGCTCTACGGTTACAGGCTCACTCCGGGCTGTGTCCCGCTGGGTGAGCGCGGCGTCGAGATATCGATACGGTTCGCGCGCCATTACCAGTATCGCCCCTTGCCGTTGCGGAAAATTTCGCCGATCTCATCATTTGTCGGATCGCGACCATATGTCTGGCGATAGCCAGCTATGATCTTCAGACGCCGATCCTCAGGCACATCCTCCGCGCTGAGCTCAAATCTCCGCTTAGTCTTCGAGCCAGCCCCACCAAAGAAGCCAACCGTTCGGTACGTCACATCGCGCGTGGCAGACTGGTACGCCTTATAGAGCTCATCGTCGGTAGGATTACGTTTACCGCCAGTCAGTGCTCGCAATTCGCCTTCCATGATCTTTTGGACCGCGACGCGCTGCCTGCGCTTGGTTCCCTTATCGTCGTCTTGGCCTGTCAGCCCATCATCCACGCCGAACGTATTGATTGTCGATGCCACTTTGCTGCGTATCGACTTTTCAGGATCGCCCTTTTTGATCTTTTCCTGTTCTATCAAAAGGCTCTGGAGCTCAGCCGGGGTAAGCTCAGTCGCAAATTTCCCCAGCGGGATCTTAGCAAATTCCTCAGGATTTCGGATGCGTGCCAGTTCAAGATCAGTGGCGCGCGGACCGTTGGCCTCGACCGCTTTCGGCTTGGCGTTCGATTTTGCTACGCCGATGTAGGAGCGGGCCGCGTCGGGGGAGAGGGCGTTGCGGATCGAGGGCGGCATCTGCGAGATGTCGGTGAAGCCCGCGCCCTGCTTCAGCACCCACTCGCTCGCAGAACGGTCCGCATCCTCCTCGTTCCTGCGCTTCATTTGCTCGTCGAGCGAGATGCGATCCTTGGCGACATCGAGAACGGCGTCGCGCTGCTCGATCGACCACCCCTCTTTCTCGGCTTGCGAGTAGATGCCTTGCGTCACGGCCTCCAAATCCCACCGCCGCGCGCCTGGAGCCTGCCCAGCACCGCCGCCCTTCCCAAGGACGATATGCCAGTGATCGCCGGTTGCATGCTTGGAGCGACCGGCACCGACCTCGTCGATGGCTTCCAGAACCGTATAGCCCGCGCCTTCGACCTGCTTGACATACTGATCGAACGTCATGCCCGCGATCGGCTTGATGTCGACCGCTGCATGACTCTTCGTATGCCAGGATTTGGGGTTGGCTTTGGACAGCGGATGGTCCGGCGCTCGGTATGTCGACGTGATTGCCACGCCCGGAAAGAGGGCCTTGATCGCGGCGCCGCCGTCCGCAACTGGGTTGCCGCTCCCGCCCTTGCCCGGCTCCGCACCAACGGAAGGCAATACAGTGAGGGCGGTAAATTTCTGCTCAGCCCAGCGCTTCAGCATAGGGGCGGCGAGGGATGCAGAGAGGGAGGCTTGATCACCGACCGTCATGCTACTCTTGTTGGCCTGGTAATAGGCGTCGGCCATGTCGTAGTCTTTGGCCGACAAATATCTCTGTGTGATCGCAGCATGAGTGCCTGATACGACCTTGCGCTCCTCAGCTTCCACGATGTCTGGATCGGTCAGGCCAGCCAGATCCAGATTGACCCGCGTCTGATCGCGGATCTCCTGAATAAAGCCTGCGCGCTTTGCCGGGTCGTCCGATGATACGGCCATCTGGAACGCGTTCTCGACCTTCGCCTTGCCCGTTTCCTGCTGATAGACGCGGCCCTGCTGAACCGCATAGCTGGACATCTCATTGTCGGCGGAGGCGCGGAGGCGCGCGAGCTGAGGTTCAAGATAATGACGCGTCCGCTGGTCGGCCTGCGCCAAGGTGGACGCTAGCGCATCTTCAACCGCCTTGCCGGCGATCGGGCGATGATCCAATGCACCCTTGCCCATTTTCGTTTTGAGATCGTTGACCGCATCGTTGGCAGCAGTGCTGGCGGACAGATAGAGATTGTCGGCATTAGTGCGCGCGAGATCATCTTCGATCTTGGCCTGGACTTGAGCGAAATCTGTTCCGGCCTGACCCATTCTTCGAAGGCCTCGGGCGACAGCTTCTGCCGCTCCACCGTTATTGTCGGCCGGCCGAAAACGAGCGCTGGTGGTCTGGACCGGTCCCACTGCGGGACCGCCATATTGGGGGATACGCGGCATCTCTTGCCCTCAAAGCGGATGCTGGATAGCTATTGGGCATGGGACAGATATTGAATCGACTGGTGACAACGTCAGTTGCGGTGGCATGCTTGCTGGCCAGCACAGCGCCATCTGCGGCATCCGAAACGCCTCGATTTGACGGGACTGAACTACTGAAACAGTGCGATAGCGAAGAGCCGGCTATCGCAATGGGTTGCTGGTCTTACATAAGCGGCGTTGTCGAAGGTTCGCTTTCGACATCCCGTGCGCTAGGCGCTGAGCCAATCCTTTGCCTACCCGAGATTTATAGCGAACGTTTAGTTCGTGAAAATATCTTGGCCTGGATAAGAGCGAACGGAAGATATCAAAACTTAACGGCGGGTGCTCTGATCACTCAGGCAATGCGCAAACAGTATCCTTGTAAGCGTGATCAGTAAATCCCCCCAGCCTTAATCCCATAGGCATTCCTGCCGGTCCCACCAAAGCCCTGCGCTTTGAGCTGACTATACTGCGAAGCGCCACCCAACGCCGTTCCTGCCATGTCAAAGGCGCCGCCGATCAGCGCGCCGGTTGCCGCCTGGCGCGACGCCTTCGCCTGTGCGCGGTAGTTCGAGCCCTCAATGTCGAACCCCCGCACATTCTCCGCGCCCTGATCGTAGATCCGCCGCGCATCTTCGCGCGCTAACATCTGAGTGTCGGCCGTCAGATCGGCGGCATTCCCGAAATTCACATCCAGGCCGCCGGCTGCCATGGCGACGCGCTGCTGGCCCTCCAACTGCGCCACCTTGCGATAGTGCTGAAGCGCGGCGTCGCGGGTGTTGTCCTGCTCCTGCCGCGCTGATTCCGCCGACAACCTCGCGTTCTGATCGGCGACGCGCGCTTGATAGCGCGACTGCGCCGCACCTTGCATGGCGCTATAGCCCTGTCCAGCCACAGCTACAGCGGTGGCGGCAACGGTCAGTGTGACAGGATCGCACATTATGCCGACGTATCCGGCGGCAACAGATGGTTGAATCGACGCTTATGGCTCCAATTCCGCACGGAATAGTCTATAAAGAATGGATGGTTGGAAAAGCGAAAGACCCCCTTAGTCGCACTGTGACCTGTCCGGAAAGCGGATGTTGGCTTTTCATAGGCGGCCTGAATGCATACGGTTATGGCGTCATGCGCCATAATGGGCAGCGGAACGTAATGGTCCACCGCGTTATGTACGAGCGGTTCAAAGGGCCGATCCCAGACGGAATATTCGTTTGCCACACTTGCGATGTTCGCAATTGCGTGAACCCAGACCATTTGTTTCTTGGTACGCCGGCAGAAAACTCACGCGATGCTGTCAATAAGCAAAGGACGGCAGCAGGCACCGATAATCCGAGCTCGAAGCTTTCAGAGGATCAGGTCATCGAAATTTACGTTTCGCCACTGCCATCTAGAGAGCTTGCGGAAATCTATGGGGTCAGATCTACTGTCATTCAAAAGATCAAGGCCGATCAGATTTGGCAACGTGTGACAGCGAAAAGCGGAAAAACGGCATTCCGTCGTAATCGTGGGGGTCAGCCGAAATATTAGCGCCCCACCGGCGTAGAAGAGCAATTGCCTTCCAATTCTGAGCTGAAACCAGATTCCCGCCAGTCCATCCCCTGGGCACCGCCTGCGCGATGAGACCCGGCCCCCACGCCAGCAGCTCGCGCCCGTGGCGATAGACCTCGTCCGTGCCCAGGAACCAGACCGTGGATCGCCGATCGAGCGCGGACAGGGTGATCGCCCCGAACATCGCCTCCGGCCGGCCGTCGACGAGCGCGGTCCAGCAGCGATCCGATAGCAGGAACCCCTGACGCAACGCATGCTTTGGGGAATGGCCCATCGCCTCGCACTCCAGCCGGTCAATGGCGCGGATGCGGCTGGCGATCGGGCCGACATGCGTGATGCGCGCCGGAACGACCTCGACCTTAGCCACCGATCACCGGGTCCAGGTAGACGCCGAGCAGGGTGAGGGGTAGGGGATCTGTCTGGTGGATGTAAACGGAGGCCTGGCCGCTGACGACGTTGGGCGAGTCCATCAGATATTTGCCGTCCTTGAGCGTGTCGACCGTGCCCCAGGGCTCATCCCCGCGCGACTTGATCTCGAACAGCTGCGAGGGGCGGGTGCCATTTTCCCGACCGGCGCCGACACGGACGTTGCGGCTCTGGCGCAGATGGAGGACGATTTCTCCCGGCTGCTGCTTGCGCGCTGCGTTGGACCCCGATCCGCCATTGAACATGACCGGCATCGTCTGGATGTCCACGTCATAGGGGATGCCGAACGTCGCCTTGCGCGCGGTGCCAGCTGCGGCGGGCAGCGTCACGCGGCCATTTTCAACGAGGAGATCCTTGACGACGAAGCCGTCGACCAACCCCCAGATTGTTCGCCCTTCCAGGTGCCAGAGGCCGCGGAACGTGCTGCGCGGATCGTCATAGTCATAGGACACTGCGCAATCGAGAAAGCAGCAATCCGCCACGTCCGACCAGCGCGACGAGGCCAAGCGCTCGATGAAGGTGCGCTCGACACCGGCGATCGTCCGGCGGACCGTCAAATAGACCCGATCCTCGCCATTTTCCGGGATCGAGCAGCAGGACAGCACGAAACCGTCGGTATCGCACAGCGTCCAGCCCCACACCTGCTGCGCTTGCTCCCAGGTGAAGGCGAGCAGCTTGCCGTCGGAGCGCACGGCCCAGACGATCGAGCGGGGCTCCTGCGCATAGGCCCAGGACACGATATGCATGTCTTCGAAGAAATGCGGCGAGAAGATCGTCACATCGTCGGAGGTGAGGCCGTCGACCTCGAACTTGTAGTTGAGCGAGCGGACCCCCGACCCGACCGAAGGCGCGTAAAAAACGACATTGTCGATCACCAGCGGATTGAGGCGCGATGAGCCGCGGCCAATCTGCCGGCGCACCGTGGCGGGCGGGGATGCAGTGAGATAGCCGCCCTCAGCACCGCTATCGATTCGGAACAGGCTGTCGGACGTCAGGGCAAGCAGGCTGGTGGTGGACACGAGTTGGTTGACGGCGTTCACCTGGCCGGCGTTGGCGGCAAGGGCGATGCTGTCGTCTGCGCGCAGCGGGACTGACTGGTCGAAATTCTCGAACTCCGCCGACCGGCTTCCCCAGATGGCGTTCGGATTGTTGCGCGACCGGCCGAGGAACAGGCGCTGCTCGAAGAAGGTGACGGTGGACGGATAATCACCCGCCGCGGCAAACGGGTTATATTCTTCGGGCGGCGCCTTGCTCAGGTCCGGACCGACATTGTCGTCGTCGAACGATGTTTCCTTGGTGGTGCCGATATACCCGAGGAACTGGCTGTTCTGCGCCTTGTAGACATTATAGCGATCGGCGCCGGTCACCGCGCTCCAGCTGACGACATTGTAATTGCGCTTGAGGTCGAGATCATTGATCGCCTGGACGCTTGGGTTGGCGCGGCTCTCGAACCCATCCGCATCGATCGCGGTGACCGTGTAATGATCGGCGCGGGGGAAATAGGCTGCGCCGCCATTCTCCGTATCGGTATTGTTGACATGCGCGGTTACAGCGAGGCTGCCCGGAATAGCGAGCCGCGGGCCGACGATGACATCGGAGAACGACCAGACATCATGTGCCGTGCGCGTGAGCTTCGCCACCGGGTGGTCGATATGGGCCAGGTACATGGTGTCAGCCTGCTGCTCATAGTCGAGCTCTTCGAGCTCCACGCCATTATAGGGCGAGCCGACACGGAAAACGCGAGAGACGCCCATTATGGGATCTGCTCGTTGGGACCGAGGGGACGGCCGCCGCCACCCGTCGATGGCGGGGTCGGAGGCTCGACCGGGTCCGGCACGACCGGGTCGACAGGATCCGGGTCTGGCTCGACAGTGCGCGTGATGCCCCCGGTCGCGCCGGTGAATGCAGACATGCCCGTGGTGTCGACGTCGATCTCGAACATATTGTCGTCGATCACGGACTGGACGGTGAAGAAGCGAAAGTTCAGCTCATCGCCCAGCGCGCCTTCGATGCCAGACAGGAACACGGCCTGGCCGACGGAATAGCCATGATAGGCGGCTGTCACCCTCGCCTGCGCGGCGGCGGTGATATCGGTGATGGCCAGTTCCTCGTTGAGCACGAGGCCGCCTGCAGCTGCGACGCGCATGTAGCCCTGGCCCAGTTCCAGCGCATAGGCCTGCTCGATCGAGAATTTGAACGGCACGAGCCGCACCGGCTGCGACGCATCATAGACCTCGGCAACGAGCCGGGTGCCCGGGCGCTTGGTGACGCCGCCATATTTGAGGATGACGACGTTGCGCGCCAGGCGCAGGCTCTGCGAATAGGCGTCGACATCGAACCGGCCGTAGAGGTCGGGCGCGATTTCCCCCTTGCTGAACGAGGGTTGGGCCAGCCGATATTCCATCAGACGCCGACCCCCATGCGGGCATATTCGGCCTCACTGACGTAGGACGTCGAGCGGCGGGGCGATCGGTTCTCGCTCTCAGCGATTGCGCGCTGCTTGGCGACTTCCGCCTGCTTGATCAGGTCGCCCTTGAGGTTCCGGCTCTTCTTGAGTGGCATGGCCAGCCGTGTGGCGAGCTCCAGCGCGCAGGCGCGTGCCGTCAGCGGGTCGATGACGGCCGGGTCGATCGCATTGACCTGATATTCCAGGATGGCGTCGGCCACATTGGTGTAGATCGAACCGCCGGCGATGATGAAGGGCAGCTTTCCCAGCGCGTCCCATGCCGGGAAATTATACGGCCCGGCCGCCGGCAGGTCCGTGCGCTGCTCTTCGACCTTGGGCAGGATGGCGATGGCATCGGCCAGATCGCTGGGCTTGCCATAGCGATACAGCCATTCGCCCTTGCGATCGTTCGGCTGGAGCGCGAGGGCGGTGCGCCGAATGAGGAAATCGAAATCCGTCCAGGTCGTCATTTCTGCGATGACGCGCGGATAATGCTGCTTGCAGTAGAAGCCGCTGGAGGATGCTTCATCGATCGAGTTGATCGGGTCCGCCGCTATCTCGGACAGCGCGTCGTTGCAGATGTCGAGTTGGGAAGCCATGGCGCTGGGCTATCGCGCGGCGCGGGCATGTTGAATCGACAGGCAGGGGAGGAGCGGGGGCCGTAGCCCCCGCTCGCTTCGTCACTTGGCCTTGGCGGGCGCAGCCTTCAGCTTCTCGACCTCGGCCTTGAGCGCATCGCGCTCCTTCTCGACCTCGGCGATGTGCTGGGTGGCCTTGTCGAGCACGGTGTCGGATTCCGACAGCTGCTTCTCGAACCCGGCCTTGGCCTCGCTCAGCTGCTTCTCGGCATCGTCGGCGCGAGCCTTCTCCGCGGCGAGCTTCTGCTCGAAGTCGGCGCGCTGCTGCTCGAACACGACCTGCGCCTTTTCCGTCACCTCGCGGCGGACGGCTTCGATCGCCTCGCTTGGGTCAGCCTTCGGTTCCGGCTCGGGATCGGGCACCTCGTTGCCCTTCTCGTCGAGCAGCGCCATCCACGTCCCCTTGGGCGCGGCGGTGGTGAACGTCTCACCCTCTTCGACCATGCGGTCATCGACATAGCCACGCTCGCGGGCGCGGTAGGTATTCAGCTTGTCCATTACTGGCCCCCGATGAAGTTGGTCTGGCGATCGGCGACGACGCCGGCGGTGATCTTGCCGGTCGTGGGCGCGGCGCCGGTGATGTCGAAGAACAGGCGGAAATACCGCTCGTTCGTGCCCTGCGGCACATAGTCGGGATAATCGATCGGCTTGCCGACCACGAGATCGGCGAGGGCGATCGCACCCGAACGCGACACCGTCTTGGGCGAGGCGAACGCGCTATTGTCGTCCGTCTGGAGCAGGATTTCCAGGGTGGTGAGGTTGTTGAACGCCTCGGTCACCGAGATCCAGATCGGCACCTTGGGGCACCCCTTGCCGATATCGCGGACGAGCGCGCGGGTGTCGCCATAGGGGGTGCCGGTGGCGCCCAGGTCGACGACGTTGGTCGACGCGGCATCCGCCACGATCGCCTGGCCGTCGCTGAAGAGCAGCGTATTGTCGAAAATCATGTGCTTTCTCCTGACGAGGCCGGGTTACGAGACCAGGGATTCGGTGTTGAGGAGGGCGTCCGTCTCGCGGATCGGCATGCCGCGCCACGACTGGACCTCTTCGCCCTGCAGCTCCATTGGCTTCAGGCGAACGAAGTTGTCGACGCCCGGCCGCGCATTGGTGCCTTCGGCATCCAGCGCCTCCATCAGCGTCTTGTTCATGTAGATGGCGGTACGGCCGGGGCTGACCTGGCCTTCCCGCTCCATCTTGTACGACCGGCGGCCGTGCATGCGGTAATAGGCCTGCCGCATGAACTTGTTCACCGACACGGTACCGGCGATGACGTCGGACACGTCGATGTTGCAGACGCGGGCGTTGAAGCGCCAGTCCTTGACGGTGATGCCGACGTGCTGGGTGAACTTCTCCTCCTTCACGTAATAGGGGTTGCCGTTGCCATCGAGAACGCGCTGGCGCCCCATGTCTTCGCGCTTCACGCCGGCCGAGATGTTCTCCGGCGTGATGACCGAGGTCTGCATGTCGCCATGGGTGACGAACCAGATCGAGGTGTTGTCGCCGCCGACCCCGCCGGCATTGACGACATTCGGGTTGGTCAGCGAATTGTAGCGCGGCGCCAGGCCGTGGAAGCGCTTGCCGTTGATGGCGACGTTCGAATACCAAATGGCGCTATCGATCGTCTGAGCAATGGCTTCCAGGAAGCCCTGACCTTCCATCATACGGAGCTTGGCCGCCTCGTTGGGCTTGAGTTCGAGCAGGCGCTCGTCGACGCTGGACAGACCTTCGACGAAACCCGTCGTGTCCTCGACCTGCGTATAGTTGCCCTTGCTCTGCTGGATGCCCTGATAGAGCGCGCCCCAGCTGACCTGCGGCAGACCGGTGCGGATCGAGTTGCGGTGCTTGGTCCCGTCATTGCAGGTGATGACATTCGCATCCTGCATGAACGGGGTCAGCTGCACCAGCGCCTCGACCACGTCGCCAATATTATCGCCGCCAGCCTTCATGACGTCGATCAGGTTCCAGTAGGTGGTGCCGAGAACGGCCATTCCAAGTCTCCTTAATCGTTAGGATAGAGGCGCTTCCAGGCAGGCTCGTTCACTGGCGCGCCTGCATCCGCGCGAACGAAGTGACCATCTTCGCCGACCATCTCGCCGATCCGCGCGAAGATGCGGATCATCTCGGGGTGGTTGCCGAAGCCGGTTTCATTGAGGGCGGCGCGGAACTCGGACCCTTCCGCATGGCCAAGCGCATCGAGCGCGCGGCCCGCACTGTCCAAGCTCGCATCCCATTTCGCGCCGCCGATCTGCTCGTCGGCCTTTGCCGCATCCAGCCAGGCCTTGCGCTGCTGGTTGCCGGCATCGATCAGGTTCTGGACCGTTGACTGCTGGGTCTTTTCCACCAGCGACTTGGCGGCCGGCAGGATCGCCTGCGCCTGGTCGTTCGACAGGCCGGCTTCCTTGAAGATCGGCGTCGCCTCGGTGAGCAGGGCCGCGTCGATCGTCATGCCGTCGGGCGCGGTGAGCTCATAGCCTTCCGGGATGACGTGCGCGGGAGCCTGCTCACCCTGCTCACCCTCGCCACCCGCCTCGCCTTCGGCGCCAGCCTTCTTCCCAGCGCCGCCGAGCGCCGTATCGCCGTCATCCGTGTCGTCACCGGATGCATCGGAGCCAGCCGATGCGTCATCGCCAGACCCGGTGCCAGCCGCTCCAGCGTCGCCCGCGACTGCATCAGCTGCAGCGCCGGCACCGGACGCCCCATTGCCGCCTGACGCACCAGTTACACCGCCCGCGTCACCGCCGCCCGTGCCGGCATCGTGGTCAGGCCCGCGCAGATAGCGGCCGACACGCCGTTCCATCGCGGTCATCGCGACGCCGGCAAGCAGCCTATTCCGGGATTTCGTCATACCGACCAGTTGCACTCTTCTTCTCCTTCGGGGCTGGGTTCGCTTCCTCACGAAGCACCGCCAAGATCGTCATGATGTTGTGAGGGTGGCGCGCCGCTTCGGGCTGGCCGACTTCGACATCGGCAAGGATCGCGAACATCTGGCTGCGCCGCCCCTCTGCGAATGAGAGATCACGGCCATCAGCCCCGCTCGTTCCTTGGCTCAGGATTCCGCTCGATTGAATCGACCGCCACAAAAAGCGACGGAAGGCGGGGAGGGCCAACAGCTCGGCCATGTCCTGCTTCTGGCTGCTCACCATTCACCATCCCGGCCGAAGCCTATCGGGTTGGGCGCGCGCATGATGGCATTGCCATGGGCGTCGAGAAGGCCAGTGTCGGCCGCCTCGTGATCGGCGACCATCGGGACGTGCCAGCTATTGCCGATCGGCACCCAGTCATCGTCGGATGCGCGAGCGATCGCAGGGCGCGGCTGGACGAAATAGCGCGACATCAGCGAAATTCCGCATGGATGTTGCCGAAGCCGGGAGAACCGGCGCCGTCGGTGCCGTAGCCGATGAGGCCAAGATAGGCTCGCCCTGCCAGCTTGGCCGCCGCGCTCAGCTCGATCCAGGCCGTCTCCACAACCTGATTGGCCGCATCGACCGCGACCTCGACCGCCGAAGCGCCGATGTCATTGAAGTTCGCAGCGGTGAAACTGCCGGTCGTGTTGAAGCGGAGCGCCAGCTTGGAACCGGCCGAGCCGGCCGCCTGCCGGTTGACGATGAGCCGGACCTGAGACTTGCCGCGCAGATCGACCGGCATGACGTGACGGGATGAGCCCGGCATGAGCGTCGCCGCGATCGGCATGTTGGTCCAGGTCGCGCCGCCACTTGTCGAAGCATGCAGCGGGACCGTGATTTCCTTGCCGGTGCGGATCACGCCCGCGGTGTCCAGGAAATCACCCGAGGCGTTGCCGCGCAGATCGACGTCGGAGGAAATGACAGCGGCGACGGCGCCGGCCTTGGCGATCACGCCATAGGACTGGCGCGCGTCTGCCGACATGCCGCCCGACATTTGCAGCGAACCGCCGCTTTCGATCTCGATGCCGCCATATCCGCCGGCGGCCGCTTTCGAATTGTCATAGACATCGGCGTCGATCTCGACGCGAGAGGCCGTATTGACACCTGCCTTCCATGCGCCGCTGATCTTGCCCTTGGATACGATCAGCGATCGGTTGCCGAGGCCGGACGCGACGAAGATATTGTGCTCGGTGCGCGAGCCGTGCGCGTAGAACTTGTCAATCTGCAGATCCGTACCAGCCTCGACGCGGATCGCTTCCTTGTCGGGGAAGTCCACCTCCAGGCCGTCTGCCAGCAGAAAGGCGGGCGAGGTTGCGCCAGCACTCTTGCGCGCGAAGATGCCGCGGCCGGCGTTGACGAAGCGCGTCCCGCGTATCGCGCAGGTATGGCAGTTCCCATCCCAGTCGATGCCCTGCAGCACTGACCCAGCGCCGGTACCCGAGACGGTGACGCCTTGAAGGTCGAGGACGTCGCTACGATTGGCGTCATCGCCCCACCAGCGAATGAAATGCGTGCCTCGCATCCCATTGTGCCACTGATCGCGGATGTTCATCACGTTCGTCTTGGAAAGCGTGAGGAAGTTCCACAGGTTGCCGCTGATGATACGCTCAAGGGCGAGGCGCGAACCGTCCAGCACCTGGAGAAATTCGCCAGCCGTCATCGCCGCGCCGTTGACCGCGAAGTCACGCATGCCGGCACCATTCACATTACCCGACGCGCCCATGCGAAAGACGGGCGAGGATCCAGTGGCGACCAGCTGCGTGGCCCGGCCAAGGCCTGCGACGATCACATTGGAGGGGATATCGATCGGATCATCGCCCCCGACATTCCAGAAGCCGGCGGGCAGCAGGACAACGCCACCTCCTCCGTTCGCGGCGTCGGTGCAGCCCTGCCTGATCGCGGGGCGCGGATTAGCCATGCCAGGCGAGCCGCCGGTGCGCAGAATCGAATAGACGCCAGTCGACTGCGCGCGGCCCCCTTCAAGGCCGCCCAGGCGGTTGATCTCCAGAATGGACTCATTCAGCTTCGCGCTGAAATCCACCTGCGTCTGCCCAATCCCGATCGGCTCGATAAAGCCGTCGACAACAAAATCACCCACGGTTCATCTCCATATGGCTCATCCCGCCCCCAGCAATGTGCCGAGCATCGGCGAGCCGTTGACGTCGGTTTCGGATAGGAGGCGCGCAGCGTCGGCGCCCTGCTGGATCGCGGGCATCATCTCGGCCATGCGCTGCTGGTTCTGCTGCTGCGCGCGCTGCTGGCGGAGCTTGGCGACCTCTTCGGCCGTGCGGATCAGCTTGGGCGGCGTGCCGGCGCGATCGGCATATTCGTCGATCATCTCGTCTGTGTTGAGTTTGTCGGCCGCCTCGGGGAATGCGCCGGCAAGGTTGCCGACGAAGGACGCGGTGCGCTCGATCTGGCCCAGGCCGACCATGCGCTGCATCTGGGTAAGGATCGAGACGAACTCGACCTTGATCTCGCTCTGCCCCCGCATCGCCTCGGGCAGCGGCGGCAGCATGTTGCCGCGCATCATGATCCCGAACACGCGGTCTATGGCGACGGCCAGCTTCTCATTGTTCACGCGCTCGATCGTCGGGCCGAGCTGGGTCAGCTTCTCCTCGTTGCGCGCCGCGATCTCTTCGATGTTGCGCGGCTGGATGCCCTGCATGTTGGTGATCGCCATGAACAGGTCGGCGTAGGAGGTGGCGTCGATGCGCTGATAGAGCCGGCCGATCTTGTTCGAGATCTGTTCCAGCGCCTGCCAGGGCATCTGGTACGGGACCATGACCGCATCCTTGTCGACATCGGCGGCCGAGACGATGTTACCGGGCTGGCCGGTCAGCTTGAGACCTGGCTTGGTAACCTTCTCCGGCTTCACGATGCCGTCGATCGCCTCATTCTCGCGCTTGTTCTGCATCTGCAGCTCGCGGATCGAGGCAAGGCCCTCCATGGCGGGGGAATAGCCGTAAGCGTCGGAGCCAGTCAGATCCCAACGCGGCGCATAGAAGGGCTGGTCGTGATGGCCGGAGATGCGCAGGACGCGGTCGGCCTGGTCATTCTCGTCCCAGTAGATCGAGCGGTAGCGGTGCGAAAAGGGATCACCCGGCCGCCATTGCGGGTTGGGCTCGATCGCCTGGAACACATTGACCAGATCCTCATCGTTCGACCGGTCAAAGGCGTTGCGGACGGTGCTGCTCACCCGTTCCTTGCCGAACGACTGCACAGCCTGGCGCGCCGTCATTGGGCAGCGCCGATAGAGCGTGTCCGCGACCATCGCGTCGGACATGGAGATCCAATATTCGCCGGCCGTCAGCGGATGGCAGACCATGCCAACGTCGCGATGCTCCATCATGACGCAGGCCTCGGTGCCGAACAGGCCGAGTTCGTGATAGCCGGTCTTCGCTGCGCCGTAGAAGTTGGTGCGGGCGAAGAAGGCGTCCATGAGCCGGTCGACCTCGGACAGCCAGAAGCGCACCTCCGGCTCGTCGAGCAGCGCGTCGTCGTAGGTGGAGAGCTTCTTCCAGGGACGCGAGGGCGAGGACAGGCCGGACGTCATGCCATTGGCGAGCGTGCGGTAGCTGCCGATCGCATATTCGTCATAGAGCCGGGCGTTGCGCGCGCGGCGCGCCGTCTTGTTGGTGTCGCCGTTCAGGAAGCGTGACCGGGCCGGCTGGCAGAAGCGCGCGATTTCCTTCCACTCCGCCTCATAGTCGGAGCGGATCGCCTTCATGCCGGTTAGGCGCGTCTCGCAATCCTGGCGGATCGACGCCATCAGCCGAGCGTGCCCGAGGTCGCCGAGGTGTTGGCGGCGCCCAGCGCACCGGACGGGCTGGTCATCATGCCGGCGATCGTCGCGCGCCGCCGCCGGCGGGCCTCACGATCGGTTGCCGGATCAGCGCCCTCGTCGGGCAGCTGCACGGACTGGCGCTCCGGAACGGTCGGAACGTCGGGGGTGGATGTGCAAATGGCCTGTCTCCCGCTGGGTTGCGGGAGCAGGGATATGGGGCAGGGCTATCGGGTTGAATCGACGGAGTGGCCGCGCATTAATGAGGCGCTATGCTTGGCTGATTTATAGTGCCAGCACGAGGATTCGCAGAAGAGCCCCGTGGACTAGAAGGAAATGACATGAAGGATATCATCGTTGACCAATTGGATGACATGATCGCGCAGCAGGAAGCAGCTGGCTTCAACACGACCAAGATCACCCTATCGCCCGATGCTTATGTCGCACTTATCAAGGCCACCGGTCAGGACGAGTTGCTGGCAGACCCAGCTGCGAAACTGCCTGACGCCTACAAGGGCATAGCGCTGGAGCAGTGCGAACTGCCCGGCACCAGATACCTCGAAATCACCGCCGAACCCGGCCAGATCTTCTACCGCGACAAGGAAGATTGATCGCACAAAAAAGGGCGGCCATCGCTGACCGCCCCTCATAATCAATCCGGCGCTGGCGTCAGGCTAGGCCGGCGCGCAACGATGCCAGCGGCGAACGCGGATGGCCATTGTCGCGAACGAAACGTGCCTTGTTGCCGAGCATGTCGGGGATCAGGTTGAAGGCGAAGTCCATCGTTCGATCGACGGCGGCAATGGAAGCGGACGCGAACGCGAGCAGGCCCGTGCAGGCGGAGACGGCGAGCAGGGCGAAGATCGTGAAGAAGCGCTTCATGGGGTTCTCCTTATCCGTGGGTGAGATCGATCACGGTGGAGATGGTCTGGGCGCTAAGGGTGGTCGGTTGAATCGACGGGGTTTTCCTCCAGCGCCTGGCGGAGCGCCGGGACCAGCCGCGCAAGCTGATCGGGGTCCGCCGCAACCTTCTCCGCGATCATCTGCCGGAAGGGTCGCCCGTCGCCATAGGTGCCGATGATCTCGGCATAGAGGCCGCTTTCGGTTTCGACATTGCGGGTCACAGTCTCAATCGTTTTGATAATTGCCATCAATCCAACTCCGCATAACGATCGCCCCCGCGCGACCGGCCGTAATTCTCGGGGTTCATGTATCCAGGCACTGAGCGCGGCGCGACCGGCTCAGCGAACGTCGTGGCCAGCGCGTCGCCATCGTCAGGCGAGGGCAGGCCGCGCGCCTTCATGTGCTTCTTCTTCTCCAGCGCCAGCCGCTGTTCCTCATCATAGCCATATTCCGGCCCAGTGAGATCATCGGAAAGGCCCTGATCGTCCGGGATCGCGCCATGCTCCAGCCATGACCGCATGGACGTCCAGATCTCGGTGCGCTTGTTGGCCGTCTTCACTCGCACGCCATTGGCCCAGACGGCATCGCGGCCCTTGCCGCCGAAGTTGACCTCGATGATCAACATGTCCGGCAGCAGCTGGCGGAGGCGATCGACCACGCCGGCTCCCATGTTGCCGACGTCGACGAATATCGCGTCGGGGTGCTCTCGCATCGCCTCGGTCGCGATGTCGCCGGCCACCTTCATCGTGTCGGCGCCATACCAGCGCAGCCAGGGGCGGGACCGGGCGTCGCGCCCGCAGCGCTTGGCGAGCGTGCTGTGGTCATCACCGAACCGCGCACAGTCCACGCCATAGATCAGCGGGTCGGACCGCAGGGCTTCGACCTCGCGCTTCTGTGCCTGCTCGACCAGGTCCATGCCGATGAATTGCATGGACGAGGCCGACGGGAACATGCCGCGCACGCGAACCTTCACGATATCGCTGTCCGCGCCGTAGGTGGTGACCAGCTCGTCGAGATATTTCTTGTTGGTGCCCTCGACATTGCGGCTATCGATCTGCCGCGTCTTCCACATGTTCCGGCTCTTGCCATAGCAGTCGCGGAATGAGCCGGTGTTGAGCGTGGGATTGCCGAAGGCGAGCCACAGGATCTCGGTGTCCTCGTCGGTGAGCGCGCCGAGCGCGACCTCCCACACCTTGTTGATGATGCCGGACGCCTCGTCGAATATCAGGACGATGCGCTTGCCCTGATTGTGCAGGCCGGCGAAAGCCTCGGTATTGTTCGCCGACCAGGTGACAAGGTCGGTGCGCCAGGATTTCGAGCGGTCACCCATGGTCGACACGATGCTGGTAGCGTTGACCTTGAACCAGTCGCCGGTGACCGCGAGCTGCGCCCACTTCGCCAGCTCCGGCCCAGTCTTGGTCAGCAGCTGGCCCTCGGTGTTGGCGGTGATGACGATGCGGGTGTCGACGCAGGTGTCGAGCGCCCACTTGTTGATCATGGAGATGCCGGCCGACTTGCCGATGCCGTGGCCGGACGCAACCGCGATGCGGCAAGGCGCGTGCCGCGTCTCCGGGTTGGCGAGATGCTCCTCGATCTGCTGGAACACCTCGGCCTGCCATGTGCGCGGGCCAGAGGCCGGCATTGCCTCCGTCTCCCAGGGATAGGCGAAGCGGGCATGATCGAGGGGAGAATAGCGGAACTCGCCGATCCGCTCGGCCAGCGCGATGCGATCACTCAGCGCCACGGTTCACCCTGGCATTGCCGGCGATGATGGCGGCGGCGAGATCGTCGGTGATGTCGTGCTCGACCTTGTCCTTGAACATGCCCAGGTGTCGAGCGACATTCTCCAGCGCCTTGTCCTGATCCTTCATTTTGATCTCAAGGCCATCCTTCGTGATCTTCACACCGGCATAGAGCAGGCGCGCGGCGCCGAGCAGCTGGCGTGTGTCGTGGGCAAACACATCCTCGCGCCCTTCGCCGCCGCACATCGGACAGTCGGGGTGTGGATCAGCCTTCTTGCTGAAGCCATAGCCGCCATCGTCGGTCGGCATCGATTCATAGGTCGCATTCTCGATTGCGGCCGCTGCGGCCAGCGCCTTCTGGAATTCCGCCTGATCGACCCACTGATAGGCGAAGCCCTCGCCATGGCAGTGGCGACAATTGGTGCGGCGATACTGGATCAGCTCGTTGGGGTCGGCGGTCGCGATATCCCACCAGCGGCGCAGCACCATCTCCTGTGTGATCTGCGTCCGGGCACTCAGCGCGGCCTGCGCGGCCTCGATCGCGGCGACAATGTCAGGTTTAGAAAGGTTCTCGTCCGCGATCTGACGCGCCGTCTTCACGCTATAGCCGGCACGGCGCGCCGCCGCGGCGCCGTTCAGATCGATCAGATATTCGTCTACGAAGCGCTGCTGCTTCGCGGTGAGCTTAGACACGGTTCTTTTCTGCCTCCCAGCCCATGAAGACGAGGTCCGCCAGATACTCGACGGCCGGCTTGCCCAGGCGCGCTGCCTCGGTGAAGATTTCGGCGGCGATGTCGGGGCGGCGGGTGCGGATCGCGATCGGCGCGGGCGCCGGCACCTTCTTGGGGCGGGTGCGCCAGTGCGGCGCGGTGTTGAGCGGCGCGGCCGACCATTTGCCGGTTTCAACGAGGCAGACGCGGCGCCCGCGCTGGAACGGTTCGTTGATGATCAGGCCCATGTCCTGCAGCCGGCGGAACATCTCGGGCACGGTGCCGCCCAGCGCGACGTCCAGCTTCTCGGCGATGCTGTCGATCGTCGGGATCGGCAAGGCGGCCTCGGTGCATTCGCGGATGATCCCCATCAGGATTTCCTCGCGAGCATTGAGCGTGCGGCCCGGCTTTGGCTGTCTGATCATATTTCCCCCACCTGCTTCAGCTTCCGATTGGTCGCGCGCTCGCGGGCGCGCAGCTCTGCCAGCGTCACCCGCTTAACCGGCGCGCCGAACGGCCAGAGTTTGCGGTTGATCCGGTGGGCAACGGACAGCTCCAACTGGTAATTCCTCATTCGATCCCCCGTCCGGTTCATGCTGGTGGCTGCTCATTGGCGAAGCGCAGTTCGGCGTCGGGGCCGAGCACCGCGTGCATCGCTTGCGCCAGGTCGTTGGCGAAATTGTCGCGCAGATAGTTGCTCGCGAAGCTGCTGACCGCCACGGCCGTCATCGTGCCGGCATCGATGTCCAAGCGGGACGGGGCGACCCAGCGGTCATATTGCTGATCGCCGAGCTTCGCCTTGACCAGCGTGCGGATCTTCGCCGCCGCGCCGTTCTCGCGGCTGGTGTCATGAGCCTTGGCAGGCTGGGCAGGGCGGGGTGTGGACGAGGGGGCGCTGTGCTGGACGCCGGAGCGAGCATCGCGCAGCACCCGGCCAGTGATCTCGTTGATCCGGTTGAACCAGGTCCGGTTCCAGTCGAGCTTGCGGGAGCCGGCACGGCCCTCCGCCAGCCAGAAGCTCAGAAACGCTTCGGCCTCGGCCTCGTAGGCGCCGGACGGCCACTGGCGGGCCTTGGCCTGCGCTCGGGGCGGGAGCTCGGCGATCGGGGGAGGCGACCAGTTGGCCGGTATCCGCTCACCACGACCTGACTTTTTCGGCGAAGCCCCATCATCCTCGCCCCCTTGGGGGGGATTAGAACCTTTAGGTTCTAAGGGGGTAATAGGTTCCCTTACAGGTTCCATGTCCCGGTTTTGGGACTCTTCGGAGGAAAAAGCGGAACTGTTCCGGTTTTGGGACTGTACCGGTTTTGGGACGGTTCCGTTTCCGGCACTGTTAGAGAAGGGATCAGCGGCCTTGCCGGCGCCCAGCCGATAGACCTTCACTTGGCCCGTGCGCCCGACGCGGCGGCCGGTGTCGCGGATCAGATCCTTTTCCTCCAGCCGGCTGATTGCCGAGATCACCGTCTTGCGGTTGAGGTCGCTGAACTCGCACAGCCAGTCGACCGACGGGTGCGCGCAGTGGTTCGCGTCCGAGCAGGTCGCGAGGCCGATCAGTACCAGCTTCTCCGATGCGGAGCCGGGCTTGACCTTCGCCGCCCATGCTTGGGTGTCCCAGCTCATGCGCCGACGTCCTCATAGGTCCAGCCGGCCTTGCCGGGGAAGGCGAACTGGAATCGGAAGGGATAGGCTTCAGCCGCGACCTTCATCTTCACGCGCGCGTCTTCCTGGATGACGGCTTCGCTGCCCTTCACGTCGATCATCGTGATGATGAAGTTTGCGCCCATGACCGCGAAATCCACGGTCAGGAAGGTGTTATCGGCCAGCCGCAGCTTGATGCCCTCGAAACGGTACCAGAGGATATCCCCTGCCAGCATGCCGGGGCGCAGGATCTCGTCCTCGAAGCGCTGCTCCGACTTGTTCTTCTCGCCCGTCTTGAGGCGGCCCAGCGCGAACAGGCGATCCTTGCCCTTGAGCGGGGCGGGCGGGTTCGTGTCGCGCGGAGCCAGCTTGCCCTCGGCGATCAGGCGCTGCTCCAGCCGTGCGCGCGGCGTCATGCGCGACATGTGGCGCACTCCTGATGAAAGGGCAGTTCGATTTGCATATGGCACCCGCTGATCTCAGCCTCGCCCCGGACAAAGGCCCGGGGTCCGGAGATGTCAGACTAGGACGTGCTGCCGATCCACCTGCGCATTCACGCGGTCGATCGCGAAATTCAGGTCCGAGAGCAGAAGCATGGCGGTCGGAATGGCGCCGTCCGGCGACGGCACAGGATGCGGGTCATTCCCGCCCTCAGGGCCGGTTCCGAACAGACGGTCGTTGCGCGTATGCAGCCGGTCGGCGAGCTCATTGGTGCGAGCGATCGCGTTAATCAGTTCGCCCGAGATCACCTCGAACATCGAAAGGCATCGGTCGGCGATCTCCGCGCGGGACAAGGAATCTGTCTTCATGATAGGCCCCTCAGTTGACGTTGGCGCGGACAGCCGCGTCCTTGGCTTCCAGCAGCTTGCGCAGCGCGACGGTGCGCTCGGGATTGCGCGGCAGCGTCTCGACGATGTGGCGCGCGAGATCGCAGAACGGCCGCGAAGCGCCCTGAAGGACGGGCGGCAGGTGCGAATAATGGAAGTAGCGCAGGATCGGGTCGGCGGCGAGCTGGTCGGGCGAGAACTCGGCCGGTGCCGGGTGAATCTCAGACATGATGATCTCCTCAAAAATGTGCGTCGGTGACCACGATTTGCGGCAGTAGCCTTGCCCCCAGATCGAACCGCTTGGCCCCTGCCGGCTAGGAGTACGAACCAGCCGGCGGGACATCGTGGCCTTGTTCTCACCCGGGCCGACGCGGCGTCCGGGCTGCATGCCGAAAGGGGGTAACTGGGATCAGGGCGGCGCGTGGACGCGCTGCTCATGGGCAAGCCGCAGCCGTTCGACAGCGGTGGCGAAATGCTTGGGATTATGCTCGATCCCGATGAACGTCCGGCCGGCCTTCACCGCTGCGACGCCGGTCGAGCCGGTGCCCATGAACGGGTCGCAGATGATGCCCTCGCCCATATTGGCGATGATCTTGTCCATCACGGCGTCCGGCTTCACCGTCGGGTGGCCGTAGACCTTGCTCGGCTGGCTGGGCGCGGTGACATGGCGATGCATGTCGTGGTGCGCGCCGACCGGGTGATGTCCTTCTTGCCAGGCGTGGATGAAGAACTCGGTGTCCGCGAGATAATGCTTGTTCCGGTGCGGCGAGGGGTTCGGCTTGATCCACACATGCAGACACACCCGGTGATAATTGCCAGTCAGATAGGTGAGCAGCTCGGGCAGCTGGTCGTTGTGGCAGAACACGACGACGCTGGGATGCAGCAACGGATTGATGATGCTGTGATCGAAGCCCTCGTCCAGCCGCTCCGCAACGATCTGGTCCGACGCGCCGCGCGCAGCACGAAAGGCACCGCCGCCCGAATTGTCGAACAGATAGGGCGGGTCAGCGACCAGCAGCACGCGGCCGAGGCGGTGCAGCAGCTCGTTGGCGTCAGCGAGATAAAGCGTGGCATGCTCCATCGTCACGACCGTGGGTGTGGTGACATCGAGCATCAGCCGGCCGCCAGCGCCTGTCCACCAGCCGAGATCAGCACGTCGCGCTTGCCGATATGGTTGGGCGGGCCCACCACGCCTTTGCGCTCCAACTCCTCGATCAGCCGCTGCGCGCTGTTATAGCCGATGCGCATCTGACGCTGCAGCCAGGACGTCGACGCGTTCTGATGATCCACGACCAGGCTCAGCGCGGCGGTGAAGCGTTCCGCATCATCTGCCGTCGGGGCAGGGGCGGGCCTGCTCGGTTCCGGCCGGCCGTCATGGCCTTCATACATGTCCGGCTGGCGCCCCGGGCCGTCTTCCATGCCGAGTGCGGAGAGATAGGTCTCCAGCTCCGCCTGCATTTCCTGACGATCGTGCGGCTGCATTTTGCGCAGCCGGATGATCTGGCGCATGATCTTCGGGTCGTAGCCGGTCGCCTTGGCTTCCAGATAGACGTCCTTGATGTCGTCGCCGATCCCCTTCTTCTCTTCCTCCAGCCGCTCGATGCGCTCGATCAGAAGACGAAGCTGGTCCGCTGCGATGCTGCCCTCAGACATGTGGTCCCCGCTGTACAAAAATGGAACGATTGGTGAACAAAAGATGATTAATCTGTTGGAAATGTCGTTGCGGTTGCGATAGGCGGGGATTCGGCGCTGGGGTCATAGCTCTGCATGAACTCCACAATCCGCTGCCCAGTACGCAGGGTGATCGAACGATCCCTCTTCAGACCGGACACGAGATTGCTGTCGCCAACGGCCATCCGGCCGAATGTCGATGGGGGCAAATTATGCTCGGCGCAGAATTCTTCGATGCGCCGGAGCATCTCGGCATCCGTCAAGAGTGCTTGTTCCATAAATCCTACATAACTGGATAAATCCTACCCTACAAGTTGGAAACATCATGCTCGAAACAAGCCCGCATTTGTGGGAAAAATCCAACATGACGAACAGCGACTTCCCACGGGGCAGAGAGCTCTATGACGTGCTAATGGCGCTCAAGCCGGTGGGCCTCCCGGAGACGCGATGGGCGGTGGAAGCTGGCCTGAATAAGGCCTTTTTCACCAACATGAAGGGCGGCGCTGGAAGCATCCGCAGCGACAATCTCGAAAAATTGCTGAGCCATATCGGCAAGTCGGTTGGCGACCTGGCTGGTTCGCCTGATCGACCGCCTGCCAATGCAGAGCTTGTGGCATTCGAGGGACGATCGGCAGAGCGAGTGCGCGGAGACTGCCCGGTTTATGGCACTGCCTTGGGGGCGGAGCGAGTGATTGACGGGGAGGCAATCGAGCAAACGATGCTGAATTCGGGGGATGTAATTGAATATCGTAAGCGTCCTGCGATCACGAACGGTGTTGAGCGCGTCTACGGTCTCTATGTGCAAGGATCTTCAATGTACCCGGCCCACCGGGACGGTGCCTTCCTATTCGCGCAGCACGATGTTCCGCTCCGCGTTGGCGATGATGTGGTGGTCTACCTTCGGCCGTTGGACGATTCCGACGATGGCAGCACGGCGCGGTGTGTGTTGGTGAAGCGACTGGTGAAGCGGACCGCCCAGTATGTCGAGTTGGAACAGTATACGCCCGCCAAGGTGTTCCGTATTCCGATGGCTGACGTGCTGCGGATCGATAGAGTTTTGACGGCTGACGACTACGCGTAGGAAAAATAAATCCAAGCTGTCCAATGATGTAGGTTTGATCTGCCGGTAAAATCAAACTTGCATTTGACAGGTAGGAAATATCCAACTAATTCTACTCCCGTAATCAACGGGAGGCCATATGCTCGCTCTCATCACTGCCGCGACGCTCCGCGCCGGCTCCTTCCCCAAAGGCATCGAGGCTGACATCGCCTCCGTCGAGCTGGACTGGCTCACGCAATATCTGTGCGACGTCCACAGCGCACACGCGTTGCAGGACTTCGAGGACGCCTGGCTGCGCCTTGAGCGGCTGGCTCATGCGCTGGGCATGCCGGACGGGCAGGAAGAGGGCGTCGTTGCCTGGGCGGAGGATTATCTGCGCCAGTTCGGCCGGCCGGTGCCGCGTGCTGCTGCGTACACCGTCGGCACGCCTGAATATCGCAAGCGCCATATCTCCCAAATCTGGACCGCGAACCTCTGGCACGAGGTGGTCATGATTGCGGGCGGCGTGGTTGCCTTCGGCGTCCTGTTCTTCGCCATCGCACGGAATGTCGCGTCGTGGATGTGATCGGCTTCCCCGTCCAGCGCGTGCTGGGCACCGACGCGCCCGTGTCGCCCGGCCCGATCGCGGGTGACGTGCCGACCTTGCTGGCCCGCGCGCTCAATCGGCTGCTGACCGCCACCGTCGACACCGATCTGGCTGACGGCATTGCTCTCTCGATCGGCGCGGCTGGTGCCCGCGAACAGGCGCTTGAGGCCCTGGCAGCGTGGGAGGCGAGCCGTGGCTAAGCCTGTGCCCGTCCCGCTCCAGCCGCTCCCGCGTCAGGGCGCCGAGCATTGGGGCCGCGTCCATGTCGAGGGTGACCGGCGCAAGCCGCTGCCCCCGCCGACCGCGCCCCGCAGGAATTAACGAGCCCCCAAGGCCTCGGACGTCCGCCCCCAATGACGTCGCCTAACCCCCAGCGGCCGGCCTTCGAGGCGGGCTGGCCGCCAACAGGACACAGGTCCGATGATCAATTTCGCAAATATTGCGCTGACACGGCTGATCCGCTTGCGCCGCCCGATGGCCGAGCCGGTGGTCGACGTGACGCCCGAGATTGAGCAGGCGCCGCCGTTCTTCATGGTGTGGCGGCCGAGCGGCATGCCGCCGATGAAATGTCACGCCACTCGCGATGTCGCCGAGGGCGAGGCAGAGCGCGTGGCGCGCCTCCATCCCGGTGACGACGTGTTCGTCTTGGCACCCGCCACCCGCGTTCGCGCGCAAATGGTGGAGCGGGAGGACTTCGGCCAGGCGCATCCGGTCGGTTGTCTATGCCCCTCCTGCGATCAGATCCCGTTCTGATGCGGTCGCCTATCATCTTTATCCCGCGAATCAGCGTCGGGCCTTGGGGCGGCGGTTCGCTCAGCGATCCCGAAGCCGTCTATAATGAAGTGGTCGGCACATCGATCGCCCTCGAATGGCTCGGCCTCTTTCTGGAGGTTTGCGTTGGGCGGGTGAAGGGGTGCGGTCGATGAACAGCCGACCTTTCCGCCCCACTTGGAGCCAACGCGAACTGGTCCAGATCCAGCTGCGCGCATCCGCCGCCCTTAACATGCAGCTGGCGGCCGCGATGCTCGGCAAGGATCAGGACGAACTGCGCAAGCACTTCCAGTCGAACGCCGAGCTGATGCTGCTCGCCCACAAGGAATTGGAAAAGCCCAATGGATGAAATCACCCATGTCATGAACGATATCGAGACGCTCGGCACTGGCAACGATGCCCTGATCCTCTCGATCGGCGCCGTGAAGTTCAACGCGCTGGGCGTTTTCGACAACTTCCACATGGCGATCGATGTCGACGACGCGCAGTGTCACGGCATGACGATCACCGCCAGCACCGTCCTTTGGTGGATGGGCGAAGATAAGGCAGATGCCCGCCGCGCGCTCCTGTCTCTTGATCGGCGACCCCTGCATACCGTGCTGGCCGAATATCAGCGCTGGTATGGAGCGAAGAGCCAGCCGACATGGGGCAACGGCGCCACGTTCGATAATGTCATCATGCGATCGGCTTTCCGAGCAATCGGCGAAGATGCGCCGTGGCAATTCTGGCATGACCGCTGCTACCGCACGATGAAGGATCTGCCGGGCGCGCCGAAGATGAAGCGCACTGGCGTGCATCACAGTGCGCTCGACGACGCACGGAGCCAGGCGGATCACCTTCTCGAAATCTGGCATCAATTGGGGATCGGGGAGGCGGCCAATGGCTGATCTCATCGACCAGGCGCTGACCTTCGTGCGGTCGCCCTCTTACATCGACCTCACCGCGCGCCAGCTCGCCATCATCGGCGTCGCCATGGATGCGGGCCAGCCGCTGCGCGTCAAGGAAATGGCGGCCGCGATCATGGTCGACAAGCCCGTCATCACCCGCGCGCTCAATCGCATGGAGCGGGAAGGGCTGCTGGAGCGGCGCACGGGTGCGGATCGGCGCGACCGCTTCATCCACGTGACGGACGCCGGCCGGGCGTTCCGGGCTTCGATCGGAGGTGCGGCGTGATGAGCAAGCCATCCCTGCACGATATAGCCGCCATGCCTTTCCCTCAGAGCGAACAGGCGCTTGAGAAGCATTACGGCGTTAAGCCGAAGCGTATCTGGAACGAGGGTGAACTCCAGACTTTCACGGTTCGCATCGCCTATTCCTGGCGGTCGGCCGATACCGTCTATTACGACGTCGAGGCCGCGACGGAAGAGGAGGCGCTGAAGATCGCGGAGAACCGCTTCGACGAGGATGGTTCGATTGACGCCGATGATCCGGATATCGATGACGTCAGTGTCGAGGGAGCAGTCCAATGACCGACATCGCCCAGACCATCGCCGCCATCATCGACGGGCCCGCATGGGGCAACCGCGACGAGATGCACCTGACCGGCCGCAACGTGCTTCGCAACTCCGGACGCATGCGCAAGCAGGACAAGCACCGGCGCGCCGCGTCGATGAAGAAGGCCGTGAAGATCCTGGAAGCGATGGCGAACCATTGCATCGAGGTGGCGCAGCTGGCCCTGCCGATCGAGGAGCCGACCGATGTGCAATGATGTCCGCGTCCGCCGCGACTGGATCGATGTGTGCCACGAATATCTGCAGGCCGACGGCAAGTGGATGACCTCGAAGTGCGGGGAGCCCGGTTGGTGCCGTGACTGCAATCGCGATGGCGAGCGCCAGCCGATGCCGTTCCTGGCCGAAGCGTTCCAGCCGGGCGTCGATCCGGTCCAGGCCGCGCGCATCGTGATCGCCGCGCATCTCTTCATCCCGGTCAAGCTGGCTGACGATGACGGGCTGATCCGCGCCAGTGAGTTTCGCCGAAAATGGATCGCATTCCATCTGCAGATTCTGCGCGGCCTGCCGATCGAGGATGCGGATGTGCTGGCGGCCGAGACGATCGGCGACCTCATTGCCCTTGTGTTGATGGAGGAGGCGGCATGAATCGCGCAGAGCGTCGACGCCACGGCGTGAAGGTAGACCTTATCGAGACCGAATGGGTGTCGCTGGCGAAGGCAATCAAGCTTTCCGAGCGGGATAACCCCATTCAATATCAGGAGACACGGCGCGCGTTCTTCTCCGGCGCCTTTTCCCTGTTCCATTCGATTATGAAGATTCTCGATCCCGGCCTCGAACCGACTGAAAAGGATCTCCTCCAGATGGAGGCCATCGAACAGGAGATGAACCAGTTCTTCCTGACCATTGGTAGCGCCTTTGAAGGCAAATCTATGGCGGGCCGGGCATGACCGACCGCGACAGCATCGCCGACTTCATCGAGGCGCGCGCAAGGAAGCTGCGCGAGCAGGCTGACAGCGGCATTGCGGGCTGGGCGCTCGCCAAGCACGACGCCGTGCTGTTCGACGCGCTGGCTAGCGATATCCGCAATGAGATGGATGTGAGGGAGGATCAGCCTTGAGCGACCAGCCGAAAGATACGCGCCTCTGGTGCCTCCATCATATCGGGGCCGACGATGTCTATCCTGCCCCTGATTTTGCGACCGCGCAGAAGTGGGCAGACTGGGCGAACAGGCACTTCGCTGACCATGCCGACATCAGCCGTTTTGTCGTGGCCGTGTGGCCGCATGCGGCGGAGAGCCACGCGGCTGGGCTGGATCGGGCTATCAGCGAATGGACCGTCCCCAATGAACCACCGTCCGTCAATGCGTCGAACCTTCAGGCCATCCGGGATGCCATCCGCGCCTTCGAAGACGCTCTGACCTTCACCCCAGCCGCCAGCGAGGAATTTCGTGCCGGCATGAAGGGCGGGTTCAATGCGGCCGATTTCGTCATCCTTGGCCTGATGAATGCTAGGGATCGGGGAAGCGAGCGGCTTTATGAGCCATTTCCTGGCGCGTTCGATTTCCTGCTTGGGCGCGAGGGCGACGCCCCATGAGCGCAGCCCTCCCTGAGATCGCCGAGCGCATGCAGCGCGCCATCCTCAACGGGCGGGGCATCCGCCTCGAAGCGAACGACCTCGATCTGCTTGTCGCGATCGGCGTCAACGACCTCGTCCAGACCGAAAACGCCAAATTGCTGAGAGAACAATGCTTGACCCGCACCATGAAGAGCCGCTCTATACCAGGGGGACAACCAACCTCGGGCGACCAAAATACTGGCTCGGATGGGACCGCCGGTCGGACGGCTCGCTCCGCTCCCCCCATCTCTACATCTTCTGGTACGACGCCGAGCGCCGACGCGTCCGGTCGCGATCGACGGGCACATCGGATGTCGGGCAGGCCGAGGAAAAGCTCGACGCCCTCTACGTAGAGCGTGAGCGCGGGCAGCTGATCTGCGCGGCCTGTGGCCAGCTGGTCGTTGGGGCGCCGCCGCACCCGCTGGTTGACGCCATGTCCAACTACCTGATCTCGGTGCGCAAGAAGCCGTCGCTCACGTCCATCAAGGCGCGGCTGGCCCATGTGTCGAATTACCTCATCGAGACCGAGCGCCTCGATACGACCTGCGACCAGGTCAACGAGGAGTGGATCGACGATTTCCGCGACTGGGCTTTCGAGGTGCCGGTCGTGTCGACGGCGGGCAAGGTGCTGGGCGATCGTAGCGCCGGCACCGTGGAAGGGTCGGTGCGTGCACTAAGCGCCGCGATCAACCACGCCAACGGCCGGGGCGACACGCCCTATGCCGCAGCCTTCCAGGCGAAGAAGCCCGACGAGGTGAGCGAGACGCCGGCATATCGCGCCGATATCGCCAAGCTCGCCGAGATGTTCAACTATTGCCTCCGGCCGCCGCGCGCCGCCGGCATGAGCGACAAGGCCTATGATCGCCAGCTTGCCTATCGCGAGGCGCTGCTGCGCTTCCTGCGCGTGAGCGTCGCGACCTGGTGCCGGCCGGACGCCGCCTATGACGTGTCGACCGATCCCGAGCGCCGTCAATGGTATCCCGACATCCGCGCCCTCGCGCTCAACCCCCGCGGCCGGCCGCAGACGAAGAAGTACCGTCCGGTTGTGCCCGTCGCTCACCAGCTGGTCGAGCACCTGAAGGCGGCGCCCGTCGGCTTCTATGTTGGGCCGCTATCGATTCGCACGGCGTTCGAGGGGATGCAGGATGAACTGCGCCTGCCGCGCGACGGCGAGACCGGGCAGAAGCTGATCCGCCGGTCGATCGCGAAGCTCGCGCGCAGCCGTCTGGGCGAGGCGCTTTGGGTGGAGGGACAGATGATGCTGGGCCACCGCGTCCACTCCAAAACGTCCGACATCTATGCGGCGTTCGAGGCGGGTTACCTGACCAATGCCCTGGCCGTGACAGAGCAGATTATCGACGAGATTGAGGTGAAGGCTCCCGGCGCCTTTCGCCGGAGCATCACCGGACTTAAAATCATCCATGGAGGACGAAATGCTTAATAAATGTGGTCGGGGAAAGAGGATTCGAACCTCCGGCCCCTGCCTCCCGAAGACAGTGCTCTACCAGGCTGAGCTATTCCCCGACCGGTGCCGAAGCCGCTTTTGGGGCGGCCCCGTAAGGCAGGAGTGCGCCTATAGAGAGGGGTTTGAGGGCTGGCAAGCCACCTGATGCGCTTTTTTGAAAATTCTACAAAAGACCCGCATCGCGGAAGCTGAAACAGCCGCTCGGCGTGTCGATCCGATGATCGGCGAGGTGGATGTCGAGCGCCCGCAGCCGGCGGTGCAGGCTACGGGTCAAGGCGATATCGACCGGCTGCGGCGCCGCCGTGCCCCGCTGCTGGTGCAGGATGACCCGCCGGGCATCGCTGGCCAGCAGATGGGCGACCAGGCAGGGCCAGTTGCCATCGGGGTGCAGCCGGTCGCGCGGCCGGCCGTCCTCGTCGAGAATCACCAATGTCAGCATCGCACCCCCTGGGCACGCAGCCTGTCAGCAATAGGCAGGGACCGGAGGTGAGGAATGATCCGTAGTGGCGGAATGGGGCAGGCAGGGCCGGCAGTCGCATCCGTTATGGCGCGACCTTTGGTCGGGACAGCGGGGCAGGGGGGATGCTACACGGATGCGACGCCCAGATTCATTCCCATCCTAGGATCATCGACCTTGCACGCCATGTCGCCGCAGCCGCCCCATTATGAAGAGCAATATCTCGACCTGATGCGCCATATCTGGCGCCATGGCGACGAGCGGATTGATCGCACCGGCGTTGGCACCCGCTCGATCCTGGGCGCCACCCTGCGATTCTCGCTGGCGGACGACGCGGTGCCGCTGCTCACCACCAAGCGGGTCTATTGGAAGGTCGCGGCGCGGGAAATGCTGTGGTTCCTGACCGGCGACACCAATATCCGCGAATTGGTGAAGCAGAATGTCCATATCTGGACCGACTGGCCGCTCGACAGCTACCGCAAGGCGACCGGCGAGGATATCGACCGCGACGCGTTCGAGGCGCGAATCATCGAAGACGAAGCCTTTGCCCGGCAATGGGGCGATCTCGGCCCGGTCTATGGCGCCCAATGGGTGAACTGGCCGCGCTACGAGCCGGCTGGCGATGGCCTGTTCCGCCGGGCGGCGCAGGGCCACAACCAGATCGCCGCGCTGGTCGATGCGATTCGCACCAATCCCGGTTCGCGCCGCCTGCTCTTCACCGGCTGGAATGTCGCGGAAGTCGCGCAAATGGCCTTGCCGCCCTGCCACATGACCTATCAGTTTCAGGTGTCGGACGGCTGCCTCAACGGCCTGCTCTTCCAGCGCAGCTGTGACCTGGGATTGGGCTTTGCCTTCAACATCTTCGGCCTGTCGATGATCACCCGGATGCTGGCCCAGCAATGCGATCTGGAGCCGGGCGAGGTGGTCTGGCAGGGCGGCGACGTCCATCTCTACCTCAACCATGCCGATCTGGTGGAGGAGCAGATCAGCCGCACGCCAGCCGGCGCGCCGAAGCTGCGGATCAATCGTCGGCCTTCGAGCATTTTCGACTATGGGATCGAGGATTTCGAGGTGCAGGATTATGCGCCGCAGGCCCATATTTCCGCGCCCGTCGCCGTCTGAAGTGACAGCGAAGGCGACAGGCGAAAAGGAATTGGGTCAGTAAGGCTTGCCTTGCGCGGCGTTGAAATATAATAATTGCCACAAGCAATATTATTGCAACGCACAATAGGAGGCAGGATGACCGATTCGATCGAATCCGGCGCTGTGACGGACGGGCAGGGGCGCAACCTGCCGCCGCTGCAGCTGCATGTGCCCGAGCCGCCCGCGCGGCCCGGTGAGAGCGCGGACTTCACCCATTTCGACATTCCCGCGGCTGATGCGGCGCCGCGCCCGGACGAGGCGACCCACCCTTCGCAGATGCGCGACTTCGCCTATGGGCTGGTCCGTGTGCTGGATGAGGATGGCCATGCGGTCGGCTCCTGGGATCCCAAGCTGCCGGCGGACACGCTGCTCAAAATGCTGCGCTATATGGCGCTGACCCGCGCCTTCGACGGCCGCATGTTCCGCGCCCAGCGCCAGGGCAAGACCAGCTTCTACATGAAGTCGACCGGCGAGGAGGCGGTGTCGATCGGCGCGGCACTTGCCCTGTCGCGTGACGACATGTGCTTCCCCTCCTATCGCCAGCAGGGCATATTGATCGCGCGCGACTGGTCCATCGTCGACATGATGAACCAGATCTATTCGAACAAGGGCGACCGGATGAAGGGCCGGCAGTTGCCGATCATGTATTCGGCGCGCGAGGCCGGCTTCTTCTCCATCTCCGGTAACCTCACCACCCAATATCCACAGGCCGTGGGCTGGGCGATGGCAAGCGCGGCCAAGGGCGACACCCGCATCGCCGCCACCTGGTGCGGCGAGGGCTCGACTGCGGAGGGCGACTTCCATTCGGCCTGCACCTTCGCCAGCGTCTATCGCGCCCCGGTCATCATGAATGTGGTGAACAACCAGTGGGCGATCAGCAGCTTCTCCGGCTTTGCCGGGGCGGAGGCGACCACCTTCGCTGCGCGCGCGATCGGCTATGGCATTGCCGGGCTGCGCGTCGATGGCAATGACGTGCTGGCCGTCTATGCCGCCACCCGCTGGGCCGCCGATCGCGCCCGCGCCAATGGCGGCCCGACCCTGATCGAGCATTTCACCTATCGCGTCGAAGGGCACAGCACGTCCGACGATCCGACCGCCTATCGCTCGGCCGAGGAAAGCAGCAAATGGCCGCTCGGCGATCCGATCGCGCGGCTGAAGCAGCATTGTATCACGCTGGGCATCTGGGACGAGGAGCGGCACGCCGCGATGGACCAGGAACTGGCCGAGATGGTCCGTGACGCCGCGCGCGAGGCCGAAAAGAACGGCATATTGGGCCATGGCCTCCACCATCCGATGGAAAGCATGTTCCAGGACGTGTTCGAGGACATGCCCTGGCACCTGAAAGAACAGCAGCAGCAGATGCTCGACGAATGGAAGGCGGCAGGGCTGTGA